ATGCAAAAATGGCGGGCCTCCGGGCCGCGGGAAGTACCTACGCCGCTCTCCGATACGATTTTGATACGAAGCGGCCTGGAACCGTTTACACGAGTGTCGCGAATGTGCATTACATCTCAGGGGTGCGACGTTGTCATAACTGCGGCTTATAGGTGGGAGTTATGCGCTAAGAGGCGACTGCGCAGTAGGTTAGTCTGGAGGCTGGAAAACGGGCCATCGGCGGATTTTAAGTCCCATGCGTCTGCCGGTTCCGCCACTCGCCCGTTCCGCACAACATCTAACCTCATCCCACGTTACACGTCAAGCCGTCCGCGCCTCGGACCGCCCGAGGCCTTCGCGATACGATAACGATACGATCGCCGCCGGCCGCGCGAAGCTCAACCGCTCCGCCGCCGCCCGCAGCGTCTCCGCCGGGATCGCCGTGTAGTGCTGCTCCGTCGTCGTGATCGAGGCATGCCCGAGCAGCGCCTTCGCCGTCGCCGACGCCACGCCGTGCGCCTGCAGGTCGCTCGCGAACGTCCGCCGCAGATCGTGCGGCGTCGCATGCTTCAGACCCGCCCGCGCCACCGCGCGAACGAACCGCCCGTGCGCACCGTACACCGACCACGGCCAGATCTTCCCGGACACCCGCCCGTCCAAGGCTATCCTCAGCAACTCCCGCGCAAGCGGCAGAAACCACACCCGCCGCTCCTTCCCGCTCTTCGACACGTGGCCATCCGACTCGCGATTGACCAGCGGCGCGTCCCCCGTCTCCCAATCCACATCCTCCACGCGCAGGTTGAGCAGCTCCCCCACGCGCGCCCCCGTCGTCGCCGCCGCGAACACGAACGCCTGCAGCGACCGGTCCTCAGAGCACGCCGCCAGCAGCGCATTGATCTCCAGAGCCGTCAGCGTCCGAATCCGTTTCTGCGCCTCGCGAACCCGCCGCACCGACTCGAACGCATTCCGCGCAACCGACTCCCGCTCAACCGCCGCGCGGAAGACGGCCTGCAACGTCCGAAGCTCCTTATTCGCGGTCGCCCGCGAGACCTCCCGAAGACGCGCCGCCACGAACTCCGCCGCGACCAGCGGACTCGCCGCCGGCACACGGCTCTTCCGGCCCCCCTCCAGCGCCTCCGCGAAACACCCCGCGCACAGCCCCAGCCGGCCCAGCCGAACCGACTCCGGACGAGCCTCCCCCTTCACCTTCTCAGGACGCCCGCACACCCGGCACGCGCCGTTAGACTCAGACCTCCGCGCCTTCGCGCCCAAACCGACGAACGCGCAGAACGTCTCCAGCGCCGCCCGCTGAATCGTCAACGTCGCCGGCCGAACCGAACCCGCCGACACGCGCAGATGTTCGTCCGCCAGGTCGCCGAGCGTTCGAAGCCGCGCCGCCGCCGAGCCCGCGCCCGTGTTCAGCTCGTACTCGAACTTCCGGCGCTCCCCCTCGGCGTGCTCCTTGTCCGTCCCGACGGCTTTCGTCCTCATTCGGAAATCATCCTCGTACCACCGCAGACAGTACGTCGTCCGAGTCTTCTGCTCGCGTCGCCAAAGCCACACCTTTCGCCACGCAGCCATCGTCGTCACCTCCTCCCCTCATTCCCTCAACAGGATCGAAACCCTGAGCCTGTCGAAGGGGCTGCGCAGTCGCCTCTTGCACAGAAGCCTACGCCGCCGGGGAAGCCCTGTCAACTTTCACCGCCTCGCCACGTGCGCGTGCCGGATGAACTCCTCCACGTCCTCGGCCCGATACCGCACCATCTGAGGAGAAAGCCGCACGCACGCCAGCGCCCGCCGCCGGCGAAGATAATCCACCGCCCCCGGCTTGATTCGAAGCCGCTCCGCCACCTCGTCCCTCGTCAACAACCGCTCCGTCACTTTCTCTCCCGATCTTCCAGATACCACCAGACCCAATATAAGCCCGCGGCGCAGCACACGAGATAAGAGCCAAGCACGACTATCATCGACCAGACCATCACGCCGCGCCTCCTTCCAGAAATTGCCGAAGGGGATGCCCCTCCGGCATGTTCTCGTGAAGCTTGTATTCTCGCGGGGGCTCGCCCGCGGCCGTTTCCGTGTCAGCGCGCGCGCCGCCGCGCGTCCCTTCAGGACGCGGCGGCGCAGCGCGATCGGCTCCTCTCCTTTCTCCAACCTCTTCTAACGAAGAGGTTGGAGAAGAAGAGGAAATAGATATAGAGGTAGAAGGGACGCCTTTTTCGGGTTGTACATTGGCGTTACAACGGTGTTTCTTCACGCGCTCGCGCGTCCTAATCCTTTTCCTATGGCGACGTTGAAGCCTTCTGCATACCAGCGTTACATTGCGCGTTTTCTCTGTTACATTTTCGTTACCAAGCGTTACACGTGCAGTTTCTAACGAGTTCTTATCTCCGTTTGCAAGCGTTACATCGAGCGTTACATCCGCGATCCCGAGCCGCTTGATCTCCAAAATGATGCGCACGGCCACCCGGGGCGAGCAAGCCCAAAGCTGAGCCAGATCCCGCACGGCGCCCCCAACCTTGAACGTCTTTTCCCTCCACATCTGCAGTAGAGACCAGAGCCATGCCCCGCGCACCTCGACGGAGGCCTTCTGCAATGTCTCGTCGGCCAGGATGTCCGCCGGGAAAACCGATTCGCTGACCCGCCAGCGAATCCCGGCCTTCTTGTGACTCTGGGCCTTTTCGCGTTTCGCCATCGTCATCCCCTCATCTCCGAGCCATGATCGCGCGGCCCGCGCCGCACGACCACACTCAGCCATTATCCCGAAGAAACCTCAAGTCGCTTTTTCGCTTTTCAGTTTTCAGTTCTCAGTTTTCACTTCTCGCTTCTCGTCCGCCCGCGCCGGTCAGCATTGGGAAAGGTACGCAAAATTGGCCGGCGATCTGGCGAAGCATCACCTGTTTCCATTCCGCGAAACTTTCGCCTTTCCCTTGAAGCAACGCGGGGACGGTTGTCACATCCGCATCTATCCAGCAAATCGGCACCGGCCGTCCCCGCCTGTGAATTTCGCGAAGCGCGGAATACGTGAGTGACAAGTTCGTGTCGAGCCGCACCGCCCGCCATTCTCGCCACGTGACCGGCCGCCCGTTCATCAGCTTCTTGATCGCCTTGCGGCGCCTTCGCAACTTCATCCTGTCATCCGTTCTTCGCGTCCTTCTCCGTCCCGTCTCCGGGAACGGAGCGGGGCGTGCTCTTCGTGGTTATTTTCGCCGTCGCCGTTCCTTGGCACCTTTGCGCCTTGGCGAGAGGCCGCCCGCGCGGACAGCTCCTCGTCGTGATCGAGGCAGAACCGCACCTCCACCTCGCCGATCCCGACGCGCCAGAACGGAACCTCCGGCCGGTGCAGGTCGTGGTCGCGCGCCAGTTCCGCCAGGACGTGCAGGTCCTCGTGCGTGCAGCGCAGCGTCACCACGTGCTGCAAGCCCTTCGCGCGAATCCTCGGCTGTTTCATCCTTCACACCTCGCGATGACTTTCCGGATCGAATCCTTCCACCGAACCTGCGGCACATTTTTCAACGCGCGGACAACGCCCATGATCCGCTCGTCCGTCTGGCCTTCCTCGATCGCGCGGACCCGGCGCTCGTCCTCCTCCGTCTCGATCCGCACGCGCCGGCGCACCTGGTTCATCTTCCCGATCCAGACCTCTCCGCCCGAAAACGCGAACGTTTGCGCCAATGCGACCACGCGATCTATGTTCAAAATCGGCTCGATGCTGTAACTGACGAGATACCCTTCGCGGATCGCCGCATTGGCGGCGTCGAACCGTTCCAGGTAAGCTGGAGCGCCCGGCTCCCAGTAGGACAGATCCTCGTCGCGCATGCTCCCGATCGTGAACCGCCACTCGATCTGATCGCGCCACGGCTCCAGCTCGATGCACAGAGGGACTACGCATTCCCAATGCGGCTTCGTCACGATCAGAACCCGGTTCCCGGGCTTCAGCAGGGCTTTCAGGTAATCCGCGCAGGCGTCGAGCGTCTCCGGCGTGATGTCGTGCGTCGTCGGGAACATCGTCACGCCTGGCCGGCGCTTGAACGTTCGGTCGCGTTCCTTCGGCCGGATGCGCATCGTCCGCCAGTCTGCCGGCGTTTTGATTTTCCGGAACCGCAGCGCCATCGCCCGCGCATAACAGTAGCGGCAGTCATGCGAGCAGCCCGTGAACAGATTCGCGCTGTGCTGCGACCACTCCCGCGTTCCCGTCTTCTCTCGTCTTTCAGTCCTCATCTTTCCGTCTCCCTTTCCCACGCCTTCAATGCCTTCTCCGGCTCAAGCCACCGGATGCGTTTGCCATGCGCGACGGCGTACTCGTACTCGCGCCGGGTGCTCTCGCCGACGTAACCGCCGACGTTGAGAATGAGGACCTCGTCGGCAAGATCGATCTTCCGGAGATGCAGCTCGTCGAGCCGTTCCTTGACCTTGTCGTATTCCTTTCGGTCAAGGTTGCCGAAATGTTCATCGTCGGTCCCGCTGGCCGCGCCGATGCTGAGCACGATTCGCCCCGCAAGCGTTTCCCGCAGCCCGGCTTTCTGAAACTCCCGCCAGAAGAGCGTGGACCCGCACAGGCAGACGATTGTCGGACGCGGGCCGATATAGCCGCGGCAGATAATGTTCATACGTTGGATGAACGCTTTTAGCGTTACGATCTCATCCGCCGCGTTCCGCAACGCCGCGTCGTTTCCGTTTCCGCGAGAGTACTGCTGCAACCTCAGAAATTCCCCGTCTCTCTCGTTCATCCTTCCCGCGCCTCCTCCGTGTTCTTCGCGTCTCCATGGTGAGCCGCTCCGATCGCCGCCGTGTCCCGTTCGACGCTCCACCCCGGCGGCGGCGTCCATTCCCACACGCCCTGCGACCCGCGCGCGGGGACCGGGAACCCCATGATCCGAACGTCGGCGAGCACCAGGCCGAACGTAAACTGATCGCAGTCCGAGCACGCGGCCTCCTGGTCGTCCACGCTCAGCCAACGCGCATCCGCGACCCGCGCGACGGCGACGACCGCGCCGCGCGGACACTCCGGTTCGATCAGCAGCGACTGGAGCGCATTGAAGCCGAGGTCCATCAGGTACTCGAACGCTTCGGCGTGATAGCGCTTCCCCGCGTGAATCGCGAGCTGATGCCCTTTCAGCCAGGCGAACCGGTCGTGGCTCCGCGTCTCGATCGTCTTGTGGCCCAGTGCGATCATCGTCGCCCACGGCTGCCAGAGGGTGAGCGCCTTCATTTCGCCTCCCCGCTGCCGCCGCAGTCCGGGCACGTCACCGGCCCGACCAGGCCGAGCCGCACCGCGACCTTGGCATTCTCTGGCAGGTTTTCCCAAACCGTCCACGGTTCGCCGTCGTCGCTGTTGGCGATCTTCCCACAACCGTTGCAGCGCGGACATTTCGTTTTCTCACTCATCCCGTCCTCCGTTTCGTCGCGCTCTTGCGCTTCGCGGCCTTGGGGGAGGAGCCTTTGCGAGAGGCCTTCTGCGCCTTCTCCTCCTCGTACTTCTCGACGCAGCGCGGGTCGGAACACACGCGGTCCGCGATCCAGAGACAGCCGCCCGGGCAGGCGAGGAACTCAGAGCAGCCGCAGTAGCGGCACATGCGCGTCTCGGCGAGCCCCCTCGCGAGATCGGCGACTTTACCTTCCAGGCGCTGGACCGCCGTCACGCCCGACGCCACGGTCAGCGACAGCCACGGCCGGCCCGCGTCGTGGATGACGACCGACCCGACGGAATTCTTCCCGCCGTGCAGCCCGGCCTTCAGCGCGCAGGCCACGGCGAGGACCTTCGCCTCCTTCTTTGTCAGTTTCGTCATCAGGTCTTTCGGGATCATGACGCTGTTACTCCCTCTGATCGTGTCCTCAACTTCGCGGCCTGGCCATTCCAGCGCGCGAGCGCCGCTTCCTCGCGCTTGAGTTCCGTTTCGCGAAACGTCCGGAGATCGACGGCCGAATAGAGGCATCGCCCCCACTCCTGCATGACCCGTGCGCGGCGCGACTCGTCATCCCCGGCATAATCCATGCACCAGCGGCAGATGCAGGAATCCGCTTGCCGCCATTCGTCGAGACCGCACGCGGAATTGTCCCCGATCATCTCCGACGGGGACACTGCATTCGGCCTGTCCTCCTCGGTGGCCACCAGGCTGCCGCACACCGCGCACAAGGGACGGTTGTCGTGAATCTCCATTATGCCGTTTCCCGTTTCTTTTCCTTCTTCGCGTCCTTCGTGCTCTTCGTGGTCGACTTAGCCGTTTTAGCCGTCCCGTCCGCGTTCAGGTTCGCCCAGGAGCGCGGCTCCTTGTACACCTCGCAGGCCTCGGCGTAGATTGCCTCGACGTCGATCCCGCAGAGCGCCGCGATGTCCTTCGCCTCCTGGACGGCGTCGCGGGGCGTTTTCGTGATGCCGAGATTGCAGTAAAGCCGGCGAACGAACAGCGGACGGAGTTGTTCGGTCCAGAGCGTTTCCTTCGAGAGGACGTTGTCCGCCGCGAACTTCGCGAGCAGCTTGTGCGGGTTGGCGGACTTGTTTGCCGCATACGACTCGCCGGGCCTCGGCTCTGCGTCGCGGTAATCCGATCCAAAGCGCGGATAACGGCCGTTCGTTCCGAAGGCCGCAACCATGGCGACAAGCATCGTATTTCGATCCGGCCAGTCGTGAAGCGGCAGGTCCTCGAGTTGCAGCTTCTCGACGCGATCGGACAGGCGCTTGAGGACCTCGCCCCAGCGCTTCGACTCGAGCACGGCCCGCCGCTCCTTCAACGGCGTTTTTTTCGCCTTTCCGTCCGCCGTGCTTTTCGCCTTGGCGCCTTGGCGAGAGTCGCCGTCCGGCAGGATGTACACGACCTTCCCCGCCTTCGGTCCCGTCGCCCACATCCCGACCTGCGCCCGCGCCTTGTCGGCCTTCTTCCGCGCAATGCGATGCTTGTTGTACGAGAAAGACAGGCCCGTCGCGTCAGGTCCACGACCGAATGTCTTCGTCATCTCTGCCGTTACGCGGTGGTTGTCATACCCTTCCGTCACCAGCAAAACCTTCCCGTGCTCGGTTTCGAGCGCGGCGAGCTTCGCCTTCGCGGCGGCGGTGACCTTGGCGTTCCAGCACGCGGCGTCCGTGCACTGGTCGTTCTTCTGCCGGAGGTCTTCCTCTTCCTCTTCGAGGAACAACATGCCCTGGCAACTCGCGCGTTTCTTGCAGCTCGAGCACGCCGGGGCATTGGAAACCAGCGTCGCGTCCTCGATGTCGAACGGTGCCGACTTGAGCCGGCGCAGGAATCCGTCGTCAATCCACGCCTGGAGGTTTTTCACGCTGACCGCGTAGTTGCGGCGAAGCTGAAATTCGTTCTCGTAATTCTTCGCCAGGTCCTTCTGGACGTGCGTCGGGAAACGCGCGATCAGGTCGAGGTGGCCCGCCGTCCACACCGAGCAGCCGAACTCCGGGTCCTCGATCAGCTTCAGCCAGGACGCATCGAGATCGGCCAGCTTCGCGCGCAGGTGAACCCAGCGCTCCGGCCGTCCGAAGAAACTCGCCGCCGCTTTGTAGTCGTGCCCGTTATCTGCGAGGATCAGCCGCACCGCCCGCGACTCCTCGATCGGCGTCAGGTCGTCGCGGTTGAAGTTCTCCTTGACCGTGATCTTGTGCGCGTCCTCGTCGCTAAGCTCGTGGTAGACAATCGCGGGAATCGTCTCCCGGCCCGCCGCCTTCGCCGCCTCGAGACGCCGGCGGCCGGCGAGAATCTCCCACAGGCCGTCTTCCATCGGGCTGTCGGCAGGGCGCGCGTGGACCGGCTCCAGGACGCCGTTCGCCCGCACGTCGGGAACGAGTTCGAGGAATCTCGGATGCTTCGGATTGAAATTCCGCGAATTCGCTGTCGTCCCGAAACAATCGCCGACCGGCAGGTCCATCAGCTCCCGTTTTACAGCTTGCTCTCCGAAGCCCTCGGGCGAAGGAGAGTCCGCCGCCGTTTCCGTCCCTCTCGCCTTTCGCTTCTCGCTTTTCGCTTCTCGCTTCTTGCTCACGTCGTCACCCTCCCTTTCGAGTTACATTTGTCGCGCAGCTACTTCTGCGCCGTGATCGTGATCCCCGCCTTGCGCGTGGCCGCGAGCAAATCGAGCGCGTCATTCACCAGGCCGCGCGCGATCTCGATCGGGATGTCCTCCTTCAGCGGAGCCAACCGGCCGATGGCGTTCGCCTTCGGCACGACCGTCAACCGGCCATTCTTCCTCTTGCCGCGCTCCTTTCGGTCCGGATTCTTCGGACACAGCGCCTGGTGGACGCGGATGCTTGACCAGGTTCCCTCTCGGCCGCAGAACTTGCACGCCGCCTTATCGTCGTTCTTCATCGTCCGCTCCTTTCGCCAATACCTCGGCTGATACCAGTCCTCACTGAAAATCTCCGGATGCTCGGCGCGCCAGTGCGCGCCCAAAAGCTCCGGAGTGTCGAATTCCGCCCCGCACGTCTTGCAGCGAAACACCGTCGAGGCCGTCTCGCTGTGATTTTTCGTCCCCCGGCGTTTGCGGTTCGGGTTTTTCTTCAGGTCCCAGCGCCGGTGCGCCGTTTGGTTCCGTTGCAATCTCCGCTCGTACTCGCCCGGCCCGATCCCCCGCCGCGGCACCGTCCTGATCTTGACGTGCGAATCGCCCGGCATCCGTCCCCCTCGCTTCTCAGTTTTCAGTTCTCAGTTCTCAGTTTTCGCTTCTTGCTTCTGGCGACGGCCTTCTCACTCGGCCCGCTGACGGGCTTGCCGTGCTCGATGCAGACGTGATGCCGCTCCCGGTCCCGCGCGATCACCGTCGCCTCCGAGTATGGAACGAACGCTTTGCAGATCGCGCACCGCGTCCCGCGCCTAAGCGGCCTTCGCCGCCTCCGCCGTTTCCGTTCATGTCGCTCGGCCGGCGAGTAGGTCTTGTCCGCCACGCGAAAAATGTGCTTCAGCCACTCGAAACCCTTCATCCGTTCCTCTCAGTTCTCAGTTTTCAATTTTTATTCTTCGATCGCCGTTCATCCGGTCGCGCCGTTGCCGTTCTTCGCGTCCTTCGTGTCCTTCGTGGTGAAAGCCGTTGCCGTTTCGGTCCGCCGCGTCTCCGCGAGAGGCGCCGTCAAAACATCCGCGCCTGGCCCGGCGCCGTCCGCGCCGGCTCGTACGTGTTGCACAACGACCCGAGCACGCTGCACCGCCGGACCTTCTTGTGTTCGATCACCTGATCGAGCCGCACGAGATCAATCATCCGCCTGCAGACGACAAACCGGTCGAGGTGCGCCTCCTGGGCGATCTCCGCCGCCGTCCGAGGCCCGGCCGACGCGAACAGGCGGACGGCCGCCAGAACCTTCTCGCGCTGTTTCCGCGCCGCCCCGCTCGCCTTCACCTTGTCGGCCGCGAGGAAGCTGCTCAGCGGGTCCGTGGACCGCGCCATCGGCTCGATCCGCTGCGCCCAATGTTCCCGTGTCTCCGGCATGGCTCCCTCTTTCAGCGCCGCGCGTCCGCCGCGCGCCGCACGTCCGGACGCGGGCCGTGCCGGCGCGCCGGTTTTTCGTCCGGCGCGTCGGCGCTCACCACGGCCGGTTTCACGACCTGGCTCTTCAACAAGATCGCCTGCGGCTCGTCAATCCAGAACGACTCGGCCGGCTTGCCGTCCTTGTGGCCCTCAGGCTGCAGCCCGAGCCGCCGGCAGCCGTAGAGAAAATCGCTCACCGACGTCACGATCCCCGTCACGCCCGAAATACGATCCTTGATCCTGTCGCCCAGCCCGATCATCGTCCTCTCCTTTCTCCGCGTCTCCGCGTGAGACGCCGTCAGGACTTCCTTTCGTACTCGCGGATGGACCGTCCAACCGCGATCAACTGTTCGTCCGTCAAATCCGCGACGACGTTCGCCGCGGGAATGCCGTGCTCGCGGAACATCGCCGCCAGAGTCGAGGGCCGGCCGGTTTTCTTGTCGCCGAACTCCAGCACGGCCGCGATCCCCCGCGCCCGCTGTTCCGCCGTCAACTGGTGTGGCACAGCCGCCCCCGGCTGTGATTCCTCCGTTGTCGTTGCCGTTCTCTCGCTTCTCGCTTCTTGCTTCTCGCTTTTTGCCTCTCGTTCGTCCCACGGCGCCTCGCCCCACCCGTCCACGCCCGGCGTGAAATCGCCGAACGATCCCTGCGTGGCCGTCTCTCTCGCTTCTTGCTTCTCGCTTTTCGCTTCTGGCTTCTGGCCAGAAGGGGCGGCGGCGCCGGCGGAGGTCGGACCGGCGCCGCCCGGGCCGGAAGGGAAGGGCCGGCCCGTTGTCGTCTCTCTCGCTTTTCGCTTTTCGCTTCTCGCTTCTTCTTCCCCCGTTGTGCCGTCCAGAACATCCTCCGGCGTCGCTTCCGCCGGCTCGAATGCCGCGATCGGCGGGGGGATGTCGTCCAGGCACCCGCGGACGTATGCGATATCGCGGTCAACGCCCAGCTTCAGGATGTGTTTCCACGTCACCTTCCCGTCGTGCTTCAGTTTTGCGCGCACCAGCCGCAGCTCGCACGGCACGTAGGCCAGCCGCCCCGCGTCCTTCTCGACCTGGTCCAGCCCGGCAAGGATGTCCCGGATCGAGTTCCAGGAGCGCGTCGTCACCGTCCACACGCCCGCGCGGGTCGCCTTGTAGAGCATGAACGTCAGCCGGCCCGTCGGCTTGCAGCGTTTCTGGTCGAGCAGCTCGCACGGACACGCCATCTCGACGTCGTGCCGCTCGCCGTCGTAGTGCTTGCACATCATCCGCTTGCACTCGTTGCAGAGGGAGCGGACCGCCGTCTGCCCGTTGCCGCGGCAGCGCGGACGCCCGTTCGCGCTCAGCTCGTAGGCGTGCGGAAACACCTCGCGCCGGTCGTCGGTCGTGAACATGACGTCCAGGCGCTTCGGCGCGATCTCGCCCGTCGCCCGGTGGACGTACAGGTCGCCGATCTCCGGGAAGTCCTCCAGCGCCTGGTCGGAGAAAACGAAGTGCCCCGCCTCGCCGATCGAGCGCTTGCCGTTCTTCTCGCCCCGGAACCCGAGCCCGATGTAGCCGAGCCGCGCGATCCGCCGCCCGCCCATCCCGTGAATCGTCGTCATGTCCCCGCGCTTCAACGTCGTCTCGTCCGTCATCGTGTTCCCTCTCACTTCAAAAGCCAACGCTTACCACGAAGATCACGAAGAACGCGAAGTACGCAGCCAGTTGAAAATCCCGGCCAGGGCAAGAAGAACATACACCGCCCACAGCGCCGCCTGTGGCCAGTCCTGTTGGAGCACGTTGTGAACCGTCCACGCCACATTCGCAACGGTCCAAAAAAGGAACCCTTCCCAGCGGCGACCCACATTGAGGAGCGTCCCGATCAATGACAATCCGACGATAACCCAGGTCAGATTCTGTGGCATTTTCTTTCCTTCGTGCTCTTCGCGGTGACAGCCGTTGCCGTGGTCTTTGCCCCAGCCCGGCTGTTGCCGTCCTTCGTGTCCTTCGTGGTTATTTGTCTTTGAATAAATCGCCTTGCGCGCGTTTCCCGTCCACGTACGCCAGCGCCTCGGTCATCAGCCCGTAAAGATCCGTGACCGCCGTCGCGGTCAGTTGCGCTCCGAACTCCGAGTTCTCCGGCGTGTACGGCGAATTGAGGCAACAGACCTGCTTCGTCTCGAGCGTCTTCAGGCACGTGATCACCACGCCCACCCCCGCGTCCGAGTGCTTCATCTTCACCGACCGGACCGACACGCCCGACTCCCACTCGGCCGGGATTTCGCACATCGCTAGAGCGTGCGGGGCAAGCGCCTGCAGTGCGTCGGTCAGCGACTGCTTCGGCTCGTCCTTGGACTCGACGACGACGGAGATTTTGTCCTCGCCGTGCGGCTGATCGTACGAGATCGTCACCAGCAGCGGGTCCGGCGCGATCTTCACCCCCGTGACCTCCCGGTCCTCGACCGCACCGCGTTTCTTGTGTGGCACAGCCGCCCCCGGCTGTGATTTTGTCTTCTTGGGTCGCCCCTTGATTTTCGCAAGGCAATCCGGGCAAATCGGCGCCGTCGCGTCCACGCCGGGGGTCGAAAAACTGACCGTCGTCCCCTCCGCCCCGCACCGCGTGCACACCCCGTCCGCCGTTTTCTCTCGGACCGTGCCTCTCGCTTCTTGCTTCTCGCTTTTCGCTTCTCGCTTCTGCTTCCCCATCGTCGTCACCCTTTCCGTTCTGAACTCGCTACTCACTATTCACTACTCTGCACTCGTCCCTCGCCGCCAGCACCTTCGCCGCGGCCACGCCCGCGTCGCGCAGGTCCAGCGCCGCCGCCGCCAGGCGCGACATCGGCAGCGTCCAGTCCCCGTTCGTCTCGTGCGCGCCGATCCGCGCCGTCTCCGCGATGAACCCCTCCAGGTCGAGGTCCAGCAGCGACGCGCACGCCGACAGCAGCCGTTTCGCCGTCTCCTCGTAGCGCAGCGGCGGGCGGCGCGTGGCGTTCAACCGGCGCACGTACCGCTCGGCCTGGCGTCCGGACTCGAGGCGATTCGCCTCGGCGACCGCGTTCAGTTCACCTGCCGTCATCCGCCTCTCCTTTCAGCTTTCAAAATGCGGCGGACGGAAAGAACCCCAGGCCGGGTGCTCTGGGGGAAGAAGAACCCCGCCCGCCGCGTCCGTGTCGTTGCTCTTGCTTCTCGCTTTTCGCTTCTCGCTTCTGAAACAGGGTCGGCAGGCCGGGCCACGCGACGTGGTGGAGGCCAACGCCGCGAGTGGGGCACGCCCGGCCTGCCGGGGAAAACAAGAAAGCGCGCGGGTTGCCGGTTCACCCGCGCGCACGTCGCCAACCGCGTTGAGGTGTACGCCGTCACGCACTCGACGCGGCCCCGCAGCTTCATGCCGATCTTTCGCACCTTCGGCCGGCTCCTGAACGCCCCGAACCAATCGGCTTCGCCGGGGCTGCACTCTCGTATCCGCTGCGGGAGTCCTGTTGTGAGAATTTCCTCGGCGCGGCCGGCCGGAGCGTCGCCCCCGGCATCTGTCGAGACGGGACCCGCGAGATCCCCGGCCGCGCCTTTCCTCTGTCGTTTCGCTCTCAACCGAGTCGTCCTTCGTGCCCTTCGTGGTGAACTCGGCCGTCCATGAAATAGCGGGGGCGGGAATCGAACCCGCGATCGTCGGGTAATGAGCCCGATGCCTTTCCACTTGGCCACCCCGCGTTGTCATCTTGTCTCCCTCAATTCAGCGTCTATCGCTTCGACGATCTTCAGGCAGCGCGGGCAGTCCGCGGGTGCGCGGCTCGGAATCCGATCGCTGAACCGAAAACCGCACAGCCCCCGGTTGCCAAAGGTCAGGTGAATCCGGCAGACCCCGGCGTGGTTCTGCATCAGCGGCCGGGCGTAAGCGCGCAGCGCCCGTTTCGCCGCCCGATCCGCCTCGGAGTTCGTCCGGAACTGTCCCGCGCGCGCGACGATCTCTCCGCCGATGCTCGCCTCGAACCGCCAGCCGTTCCCGTCCAGCTTGTGCGAGCAGACGATCCCCCAGCCCGCCGGCAGCCACCGCGTTCGTTTAGGTTTTGGCATGGGACTGTTCCTCCACGATGCACCGGCAGACGTTGCACCATTTGCAGCCTTCGCAATCGTCCGGTCCGCGAAAATCCTCCGGCAACGAGCAGGGGATGGCGTCCTCAATCGCCTGGAGCAGCCGGTTGTGCTCGGCCAGAGCCTTGTCCAGCAGCGCGCACTCGCCGTGCCGGACAAAGACCCGCCCGCAGAGCGTCCCGCCCTCGCCCTGGCCGTGCGCCTGCTGTGCCAGCGCTCCTTGCTGGTGGGCGCGACGGAACTGCCTCGCGAGGGCGAAGGCATCGTCCTCGCGTTTGCGGATAGCCCACCTCACGCCGAACTCATCCAGAATCTGGAACTTGCCGTTGCACGCCTGGACGCTGAATCCGTTCACCAGGTCGCTCAAGCATTCCTCGCAGGCGTGCGTCATGATGAAATCTCCCGAATCAACATCGGCATGCGCTGGCGCACCCAGTCTTCCATCCGCCGCGAATCCTCGTTCCCGATGCAGGCCAGCCGCCAGCCCGCGTGAAACAGGTCGCGCATCGAAAAAGCCTCCGCGACGAGGTTCCACGCCCCCTTGTTCTTCGGATCGCCCGCGCCGAAGGCCTCCGCCTGGCGCGCAAGCTGCATGAACGTCGTCGTCATCGTCCGCGTGTCCGGCGTTTCCCTCCGCCGGTCCTCCACGTCCGCGATATTTTCGAGATCCGTCCGTGTCGCCGTTCCCATCCCGTCACCTCCCTTTCGTTTTTGCGCCTTCGCGCCTTTGCGTGAGACGCCGTTGCCGTTGACCCGGACCGGCCGTTGCCGTCCTTCGCGTCCTTCGTGGTAAGGGCCGTTGCCGTTCTTTCGCTTCTCGCTTCTTGCTTTTCGCTTCTCGCCTCTGGTACGTCCGTCCCTTCGCCGCGATCCCCGCGAACAGTTCCCGGAAGAACGCCTCCGTCGCGATCCCCTCCGGCAGCCGCCCGCTCGCCTCCAACGCCTCGATCAGCCCGATCATCGCCTCCCCCTTCGCCTTTCAGTTTTCAGTTCTCAGTTCTCACTTCTCGCTTGACGGCTTCGCCGTCATGCGCTATGCTTTTCTTCCCGCCAGGCGTGGAGCCGCACCGATGGGAAGGACTCCCCCCAATGCCCGCCCGCGCCGGGTTCTTTCCGAGCCGGTACGGCCACAGCGGACAATCCCCCATTTTCGACCCGCAACGCTGAATTTTCTGGTAGACTGGACGATGATAAAGAGACGGGCCGGACCCGCCCCCGTCGGCAGGTCCGGCCCTGGGAACCGCCCGTTACGGTTGAAGCCGCGGAAGGAGCCAGAGGTAGGCTCGTCGCGCCGCAACGGGCATGTTGTTTCTGAAAAAAGCGGTTTATTGCATCCATGACACTCCTCCGCAGCTTCATCTGGGAGAGATTATATTCTGACTTTGCGAAAATGTCAAGGAAAAAATCTGGATTTGCGAAAAGAGGCGGGTTCGGCTATGCTTTACTCAGGCAAACGTGCGCGCAGGGTGGACTTTTCGGAAGTCCGCCAGCGCCTGAATCAGGTGCGGGAGAAAGCCGACATGAACCAGACCGCTTTCGCGACGCTCCTCGGCCAGCAGCCGAGCACGATCAGCGAGATTCTCAGCGGGAAACGCGGGATTAGCGTCCCGGTCCTGGTCGCGCTGGTCCAGCACGGCGTCAGCCTCGACTGGCTTCTCGCCGGCGAGGGGCGTATGATGCTCCCGGACGCCGCCAGGGTTCACCAGCAGGTTGCCGAGCAGAGCGAGCGCTACGTCGCCGAACAACGTCAGGCCATTGTCGAGCGGCTCAAAGCGGTGATCGCGGAATTCCAAGCCGGGCACGTGGAGGGTAAAAAGGATGGCCGTCAACGCCGAGACGTGCGAGAACTGCGGGGCGACCATTCAGCCCCTTGAGCAGGCTTACCTCTGGCACAGGCAAGTACTTTGCGGTAACTGTATCGCGAAAGCGCAAGATCTGGCTCAAAGGTGCGAGAACTGCGGCGGCGCGATTCGGACAAAGGAGGAAGCGCGCGTCTGGAGCGATGGGATCGTCTGCGGCGCGTGTTACGCGAAGCTCAGCACGCCTCTTCCCGACAAGCCGGCCGTTTGCGAGGGCTGCGACCGTCCCTTCGCCGAACAACAGCCCACCTTCTCCGTAAACGAAAAGACCGTCTGCCTTCACTGCGCGAACGCCGCCGGCATGCAGGGCGTCGAAATAGGCACTTACGCCGTTGGCGTCGGGTTTGTTGTCGGGGGTATCGTCACCGTCCTCGTAGCGTTGGCCGGGATGAGCGACGAGTACGGGCAGTTCAAGACCTGGCCTGTCCCCACGTTGCTTACCGGAATTGCCGCCATTCCGACCGGCATTCTTTTCCTCCTCGGCGCGCGGATCGCGCAGACCCTCCGCGCCATTGCCGACAAGCGGAAGCGGTTATGAGCCGCCGATCATTGCTCATCTTGGCGCTCTGTCTGCTTTCTTATTCTTCGTGCGCTTCGCGCCTTTCCTCCGTTCCGCCGTGCCGCGTTGTCCGCATCGTGGACGGCGACACGCTCATGATCGAGATCGAGGGGACAGTCGAGCGCGTCCGCCTGCGCCGAGTGAACGCCCCGGAAATGGACGAGCCCGGCGGCCCAGAGGCCAAGGCCGCTCTCCAACGGCAATTCCCCGTCGGCAGTGCGGTCCACGTGACGCCCTACGCCCGCGACGTCTACGGCCGCCTCGTCGCCGACGTCAGCCCCTGATCGCCTCCGTCCCCCTTCGCGTCCTTCATGTCCTTCGCGGTGAGAGTCCTCGCCGTGGCCGTTACCCTGGCCCTCCGTTGCCGTTCTTCGTGCTCTTCGTGCCCTTCGTGGTGGAGCCGTCACAACCTCGCCCGCCGCCGATCTCGTCCATCGCCTCTCACTTCTCAGTTTTCAGTTCTCGCGAACGTCCGCGCCAGCCTCAGCACCGGCTCGCTGACTCCCGACTCCCCCCGCTCGATCCGCGCCCGTCAATCTCGGTCCGTATCTTTCGCCGCAGCCCAGGCCGCGCGTGTCCCGGCATTGTCGGGTTTGTCCCCGCGCCAGGTGTCATAGTCGGCGCGGTCAAAAGCGATCATCCTGGGCGCACCGCCGTGCGCACGCACGAGGTGCGCGACGGACTGCATGACGCGGTCATGGTACTCGACCGTCCATCCAGGCCCGTGCGCGGCGTCGAGGTCCTCCTGACTCTCGTAAATTACGAGCGGAACGACGACGCCGTCGATGTCCCGGAATTTCAGGCCCAGCGGTCTGAGCGCCGCGCGCAACCGGCGGCGCGCGTCTTCGACGGGATCTCCCGTTGAAGACGACCTGCGAGGTCGATTCCAGTACGGCGAATTGCATGCCGGACACCAGCGCGGCTCGGCGACTCGCGGCGTCCACGAATGGCCGCAGCGAAGGCACTTGCAAACGGGGAGTTTCATCGTTATTTCCCTCCCTTTTCAGCGCGCGATGAATTCGCAGCACGAACATTGGCCGCATGTATAGCCGTAGCGGGTCATACAATTGGCGTCGAAGTCCGCGATCTTCGCGGGCGAGTCGTCGTCGTAACTCAGCGCGACGATTTTGCCGTCCACAATCGCGGCGCGCGCCGGTCCCGCTCCATGGTAATCCCGATCCAAGACTTCCTGCCCGATCTGGTACACTTTCATCCCGCGGCCTTCCTAATTGTTTTTGTCAGAATCCCGCCAGCGCGCGCGCGCCGGCGCGTGAAGTGCGCCAGAACTTTCCGCCGATCCGGCGATTTTCGGCGTCAATCAAATCGCTCACCTGATTATAATTCCCGCAACCGTTTTTGACCGCAATAACGCCGCGTCGAATTCGGTCAAGAAGTTTGTAGGTCGGGCCACCCGTGCGAAGTTGCGCTGGTTGGTTCGAGCCATACTTGCTGTGATCGCTCAGGCGCAACTCGCCGCGGCCGATCACGATGTAACAGCTATAGGTTGTGACGGCCTCCTTGACTTGAGCGCCGCCCAGACGCTCCGCAATCCAGTCCGCAACTTCGCGAATTGAATCGCACTTGTGCAAGCTAATCAGCAGTTCGCGATCTTGCTCTTCCGGAATCTCGATTCTTGCCATCTCAAATCTCCTTTCACCTATAATTATATAGTGGCGATTATATATTGTCAAGTAAATTCCGGGAGTTTCTGGAATGTTTTTTCGGCGGGAAAGCCCTGGAATTATTGGCTTTTATGCGGTTGCGGCCCAGGCGCTTTCCGAGCAACCTGGGCCGCCGTGATTCTCGCGCAGGGGTTTCAGGTTCGCAGCGCGAACTTCCCCCGCTCGGTCTTCACGAACCGGGCGTCCTCTCCCTTCTTCTGAATCTCACGCAGGATCGAGGCGTAGAGCGTCGCGCCCGGTGTCTTGCCCTTCGTCGTCCAGTCCCCCTTCGCGAGGATCGCCTCGATCATCTCCTTCGTGGCCATCGCCTGGCCGCTCTTCTTCAGAACGCCCACCGCCTCGTCCAGCAGGCTCAGCTTCCGTTCACGCTTCGCGTCCTGCGCGCCCTGTTTCGCCGTGTCGCGTTTGCGGGCGGCCTTGGTAGCCTTCGTCGTCTTCTTCGCGCCACGCGCGCCCTTGGCCGCCGTCTGGCGGGCCGCTGCCTTCGCCAGGCTCGACGCCTTCTTCGTCTTGCTCCGCTTCGCCATGGTTCCGTCCTTTCTGCAAAAATACGGATGACGCAGCCCAGCGCCGCGCCCTGTGCCGAACGTGAAGATCGCTTCCCCGTGAATGGGCCTGCGGCAGATGACACAGGTTCCGATCACCGCCGTCCCTCCTTTCACTCTGGAATCGAAACCCAGACCTCTTTGCCGTCGCGGTTCCACGTCCGATACGTGGGAACCCATCGCTGTCGGCGTGCGTACCGATCGAGTGTCTCCATCGTCCTGGCCGTAGCGATGACGCCGCGCTTCGATCGCATCGCGTACACGTGGCCATCCTTCATCGCGCGGTAGATGCGCACCGTCATTCCCAGGTAGCCCCAAGGGTCGCGTTCATATTTGCCGGTGATGTGCAGGTCGTTCATCGTCGCTCCTTTTCAAAGGCGTGCGGTCAGTTTGATCTTGCCCTGGCGAACCATGTGGTGTTCGCCATTCGTGGGATGCCATCCCACGTAGGCGTAGGTGCGCTCGCAATCGTCCACGTACACCTGGACCCGTCCGTACTTCTTCGGCAGGCGCTCGCCGCGAGGAAGGCTGTAGACCTTCCCCTTCTTGCGGCGTTCGATCCATCGTTTCTGCGCCGCGTTCATCGCCGTCTCCTTTCTGCAACCCGCTGCCATGAAATACGTTACATGACACATGAAGCCATGAATTCGCGGGGGCATCAAGGGAATTCCGGAGAATCTTCGCATCTGCAAGCTGCGTCCACATCGCGAGATGTGACATGCTCCGGGAATTATCCCGAAGATTTTCGGCGCCGCCTTGGGCCCCCCTTCCAAAGGGGCGCCTTCTTCTGCCAGTCGCATCCCTCGCCGTACTTGAACTCGGCCCAACGCCGGCGGATCACGTCGCAGTAGAGGGGATCAAGTTCCATCAGGAATCCGCGCCGGCCCGTCTGTTCGCAACCGATCAGCGTCGACCCCGACCCGCCGAACAGGTCCAGGACGTTCTCCCCCTCCCGCGAGGAATACTGAATCGCCCGCACGGCCAACTCGGCGGGCTTCTCGGTCAGGTGAATCATGCTCTGCGGCGTCACCTTCTTGATCGGCCAAACGTCCACCGCGTTGTTCGGTCCGAAGAACTGGTGCGCCGCGCCCAACCGCCAGCCGTAGAAGCACCACTCGTGATTGCCCATGAAATCCTTCCGCGTCAGGACGGGATGTTCCTTCACCCAGATGATCGCCTGGCTGAAGTACAGCTCGCAGGCCTTCAGCACCGGCGGGTAGTTGCCGCAGTTGGCGTAGCCGCCCCAGATGTAGAACGCGCGCCCGGCGGCGAGCACGCGCGCGATGTTGCCGAACCACGCCGCGAGCAGCTTGTCGAAGTCCGCATCCGAGACGAAGTCGTTCTCCAGGGGCCGGTCCTTCGGCCGCATCTTGCGCGTCGTGCCCTTGGCCTTCGTCTTGCCGCGGGCGAGATCGGATCCCTGGTGATGCGTGTTGCTGAAGGAACTCAAGCCGGCGGCGATGGCATTGTTGCTGCGGGGTTCCACCTTCACGTTGTAGGGCGGGTCCGTGTTCACCAGATGGATCGGCTCGCCGGCAAGAAGCGCGTCGAGATCTTCCGCGCTGCCGGAGTCTCCACACATGAGCCGATGCTCTCCGAACCGGTAGATGGCGCCGCGCGCGGACACGGCGTCGTCGGGCGGTTCCGGGACGGCATCCGGGTCCGTCTCGCCGGAAGCAGGAGGGTCTTCCGCGTCGAGGAGGCTCAGCTCAATCTCCCCAAGCCGAAGTGCCCCGAACAGGTCCGGCGTCTCGAGCGAGATCTCGCCGAGGATATCCTTGACCTGCACCGTGAATTCGCCGGCGAGAAGGGGATTGTTCGCGGCGACATTCGCCGCGCGTTCCTTGGCGTCCGGCCAGTCGACGAAACGAACCGGCCAGCGCGTGCCCTCGGCTTCCGCGTAACCGTGGCCGATCGTGCCGACATCATCCGTGGTGGAATCCGTCCGCACGATCTTCGCGTTCCTGGGAAGCTGGTCGCGGCGCTGGTGGCCGCAGACGAGGTGCCCACTTCGGACGTTGTAGACGAACCCGGAAATGTCCCCGAACTCGGACATGGAGCGCGCAAGCGCAGCCGCGGCCTCCGGGGAGATGCGGCGGGGATTGTACGAGGCGGCCCTGAGGGCGCCCAGCGTGGCGGGGGCCTTGCGTCGGGATATTTTTCGACTCACTCTACTTCATCGCTTCCTCCCCATGCCGATAACTCTCCTGTGGTCCTTTGTGGCGTTCCGAAGAGCAGGCGGCGCCAAAAGGCCCTCCGGAGGTGCTAGCTCCGGTCGGCTCGGGGGATTCCGACCCCTCGCCGTCTGCTCCTACCCACGTCAGATTCATCACAACCTCGCCCGCCGCACGGCGGGCACGTCGTCCAGCCGCAGCCGGATCAGCCGCGTCTGGAGCTCCTTCCCCAGAATGTCCCGCGCCAGCACCCACGTCCCGTCCGGCGTGTCCGGCAGCAGGTCCTCGAACCCCCAGATCGCGCAGTACGCCCGCGCATCGTCCGGACTCACGATCGTTAGAATGTCCGTCGCGCCCAGCGCGTCCGCCCGCGACAGGACCGCGCGGAACAGTTGCCGCACCGCCGACGCCGACCCGGTCCCGCGGAAGTTCGCCGCCTGAACCGGCCGCCGACCGGCGTCTCTCAGCGCGCGAATCGCAGCGGCGTAGACGGGGTTCGTCTCCGCCGGCAGCCACGTCTCGCCAAACCACAACACGAGCTTCGCGGCACTCTCGCCGGAATGCGCGCAGAGCACGTCGTAAGCCACGTCGTCTTTCATAGCGTCCTCGTCTGTCAGTCGAGCATGTCGAGGACGAACGGGACCTCGACCAGGTCCTCCGGGTTCTTGCGGGCGCGCTTGAGGGCGACGCGCAGTTGATGCCGGGTAAAGAGCGCGTGGACTTCGCGCCCGTGCGGCAGTTCGAGCCGCGCGTGGAAGTAGCGCCGGTTCGCGCCGAATTTTCGCGCCGCGTTCCGCACGCACATCAGCTTTCCGAGCCGCGCGTCAACAGATTTCCGTGCCATGATTTTCCCTTTCTCTGAAACGACTATTTGCCTTCAGGGCGTTTATCTAGGCCGGCGTCCTGGAGCATCGCCATAATGTCCTCAACGTGGAGACAATCAATCAGGCAGGCACCGTGACGAAGGTCCTGGAGAGGGGATATCATGCCATTGCAATAATCGTCCCCAGGGGTCGCGGAATGCAGAACGCCGAACGCCTCCGGCTTGCCGTCAAAACCCAGCTGCAAAACGATATCGCCGTTGTGCGCTTCACGCCCGTTCCTGTAGTGCATTGTCAACTCCTTACACCTCGCCCATGTTCGCGCGCAGCCGACGCAGCCGCGCCTTGAATTTCTCCTTGCGGTTCGCCGCGACCGACCGCTGCTCGATCGCCGCCAGCGTCGCGTCGGCCCGGTTCAGTTTCTTCAGGTCCTCGACGGCCCCGGCCATCACCTTCGCGTCGGCCTCGGTCTCCCGGCCCTGATACAACCGCCAAGCGATGTACGCCAGAGCGGCGAGGCCAGCAAACGCGGCGATCAGCACGACCCACGGGTAGCGGTCGAAGAGGATCGCCACGCCGATCAGCGTCACGCCGGCCGCGCCGACGAGCAGTCCGAGCCGGATGCTCTTCGCCAGCCAACCGAGCAAAAACCCCGCCGCGATGAACCCGGCCCCGATGAAGATGAGGGGCTGCAACTTGACGTCAGATTCCTTCTTGCTCTTCAATTCGCCCTGCCCCGTCGCGGCCCCCAGCTCGCTCGCGGAACTCTCCGGGATGCTCACCTCGCCCACGGCCTCGCCGGTGATTTTCACGCCGCCGCTCTGGACGAGCAGCTGCACGGTCTCGGTGCGCCCGTCCGGGTAGGCCGTCGTCGTCGTCCGCTGCCACGTCGACGTCGGCCCATCCACCCGCGAACCCGCACACCCTGCGATGAACAACGCGAGCATTGCCGCAAGAAACATCATCCCGTTTGCAGCAGGCCGCCGTTCTTCGCGTCCTTCGTGTCCTTCGTGGTGAAGCCGTTTCATCATCAGTCGATCTCCAACGGTGTCTCGTTCAACAGGGCCTGCAGTTTCCGGTCCAGCGCGATCAGCTTCTCCAGTTCGCCGCGGTCGAGCAGGACCGCTCCGCACGCCGCGCAGCGCTCGACCTGGACCAGCTCGCCGAGGACCTTCACGCCGACGGTCCGCATCGTCATTCGGTACTTCGGACAGAAAAAGATCGGAGCGGAAACCGTGCCGTTGCCGTTGTGCGAGCCGTTCATCATCCGAGAAGCGCCTTCAACAGTTTCAACAGTTCCGGCGCGCGGACCGCCAGCGTCACGAACCCGATGGCCATCAGCAGCAGGGCGACGCGCGCGGCCTGTCCGAGGACGGTCTGAATCACCCCGCGCCGGGTCGAGCGGGCCGCCGCGATCATCGCCAGCGAGGCCTCGATCTCGGCCTTCCGAACGCGGAACAGCGCGACCATCCCGCGCGACATGCCGAAGACCAGGTCGCCCAGCGCCCGCGCGTAGGTCGGCGACGGCGACGCGCCGCACGGCTCGGCGCTGTTGAGGCGGTCCCGCGCCCCCTCGATGTCCTCGATCGACGATTCGATCTCGTCGTGCTGCGTCTTTAGTGCGTTGGTTGCCTCATCCGGACCCATCGTTGTTCCTTTCGTGTTTCGCTTCTCGTTTCTCGCTTCTCGCTTTTTCCTCGGCTTCCTTGTCCAGGTCCTCCACGATGTCCCGCACCAGGTCGGCGACCAGGCGCGTCGGCGGAATCCATAGCTCCAACTCGACGCTGTCCCCCAGTTCGCCGTTGCAGTACGCCCATTGCTCCGGGTCCAACTGGCTCACGACATCCGTGTCCGTCCAAAGCAACATGTACCAGCGGCCGCGAATCTTGATCAGCTCCACGGTCTCCGGCAGTTGCCGCGCCGCCCAGCATGGCGTCCAGACTTTTTCCATATTCAGGCTCTTGAGTCCCTTCACCGCTCTCTTCTCGCCCATGTCGTCACCCTTTCTCAGTGAGCCGGCTGCTCGGCCGGCGGAACGAAAACGACCCCGTAGCCGTTGTTCCGCCCGTGCCGGATTTCCATCGTCCCCCATGTCGAGGGCAGATACTTGAGTTCGGCCCAGTGCTTTCGGCTGCCGGGCGCGTCGTCGTTTACGAAGTTCGCAACGTCATGGAATACGACCAGGCCATCCGCTGCGGCCAGCCGCCCGTAATTCTTCCAGTCCGCGTCAACAGTCTCGTACCCGTGGTAGCCGTCAATGTAGACCACGTCGGCTTTCTGACCGGCCAGCGCCACGCCCACGGCGTCCACGGTCTCTTTCGCTGTCGAGTCGCCCTTGATGAAGAGCGTCGGAAAGCCGAGCGCGTTCAGAAGCCGCTCCGTCTCCTGGCGTTGCGGAAAGTCCTCGAGGTCCACCATGACGAATTCCGTGCCCGGGCTGCATACGCCGGAAACCACCAACTCCCATGCCCCGTGATGTGTCCCGATGACAAGCACGCGCCGGGGATCCACGTCCCGGATCAGGTCCAGCAGCCGCGTGAGTTCGTCCCACTGCTGGAACATCTCAAGGCGCATGTTCTCGACCATCTGTTTCCGACTGAGAAACGTCTGGCCGCACGGGAGCGCGTCGGCGTGGGGCGTGTCGAGCAGGTGCAGGACCTTCCGCGCGACGCGCTCCGGGTCTATCGCCCTCATGCAGGGCATTGCGCCCTTCGGTTCGTTCTTGCACCGGTTCTTCCGGTGCGTGTCGAAGCACGGGGCGCATTGCCAGTCCGAGGCGATGACGTGGACCGCCTGCGTGAGTTGCAAGTTCTTTCGCGGCGACGTGGGGCCGTAGAGAAGCACTTGCGGGGTCCGGACTGCCGTCGCGACGTGAGCAAGCCCGTTGTCTATGCCGACGTAAAGGCGGGCGCCGGCCACGATTCGGACTGCTGTCATGAAGTCGGTTTTTCCGATCAGGTCGATGCCCAGTTCGTCCATCCACGCCGGGGATTCGTCGTTGTTCCCGAGAAAGACCAGCGGGACGCCCGCCGCCTTCAGCTGCCGGCAGCATTCCTCCCAGTGCGGCCAGCACTTGTTCACGTCGTCGCGGCGACCCGCCGCCTCCGTGCAAATGACCACCGCATCGTCCTTGATCGGCTCGCTGCCGGGCGGCACGGTGAGGCATGGACTCGGCGAAGGCCCGTCGTACCCCGCCGCGCGAACGGCCTCCATGTTGCTCAGGGCTTCATGCTTCGTTCTGTGTTGCCGGTGCGCCGGGCTGATCGTGCAGCCCTCGAGATGCGCGATGTCCGGGGCCGTCCAGTACGATCCGACGATGTATCGGTAATCCCGATAGTCCGGTTTCGCGGTGAGAATCTTCCGAACCCACGTCTGGAGGGCTAGCCAGTCCCGCAAGCCCTTTACATGCAGGCCCCGGTCCCATACGTCTATCGGCCGTCCCGCGAGCTTCGCGAGCGCCTTCATGGCCGGAACGCAGAGAAGGGCGTTGCCAAGGCCGCCCGTGGTCAGATACAGCGCGTCCGCCGCGCCCTCGCGCACCGTCGCCTCCGCCGGGTTGTAATTCATTCCCGCGAACTCCCTGAAGAACTCGATATCCGTCCGCCGCTTCAGCGGCTTGAATTCCTCCCGCTGCCGTTCGGCCGAGGAGCGTTTCAGCGCGTCCTCAGCTGTCGGATTCGGCTCGACAGCCGAAAAGTGCCGCGCCCAGTAGCCGTCCCACGTCGCCCCGTCGAAACACACCATCGTCGCGTGGCGCTTGTTCGCCGCGCCGCCCCAGTTCGTCTTGTTGAACGCCGGGCCTTCTTCCCGCTTCCCGCGATACTCGCCCGCATGCTCCCCCGTCCACCAGTCCTGGTAGCGATGCACGACGGCCAGATCACGCAGGACGTAGATCGCCGTCTTCGTCCACCAGCAGCGCCAGGAGAAACCCGCCTCCTGAAATCCCCAGCGGCCTTCGTATTCGTGCCAGCCACCGAAACGTTTCAGCAGGGACCGGGGATAGCCGAAGCACGAGTTGTTGACGCATTCGGTTCGCGCCACGATCCGCGAGGGATACTTCGTCTGCTGGTCAATGTCCGGGATGCCCCGCTTCAGGATCAGCCGCCCGCCGTAGTAGCAGTTCCCGGGAACCGGCTCGATGACGCACTCGTGCGGCTTCTGGCGGATCGGACCGAGCGCGGGCTGAACGACGCACTGCGCCCACGCGCCAAACCGCGCGCCCTGGTCGAGCATCCCATGAACGACGCGATTGTGCCCGTCGGAGTGCCAGAGAAAATCGCCGGTGGCCACGCGGCTCAAATACTGTTTCGCCTTCCCGCAGCCTATCGGCTGTTCGCCCGTGTTGCGCACGATCGCCAGGCGCCCGTTCGGAAAGGCCCACGCCTCGGCCTGAAGCGTCGTCACGTCCGTGACCGGTTCGAGTTTCTTGTGCTCCTGCGTAAAAGCCCAACCCCGAAGATGTTCGAGTGAATCGTCTGTCGTCATGTCGGCCAGGATGAGGATTTCAAGCGGACTCAGGCAGCGCGCGCGGAAGCTCTTGACCGTGTTCACGAGATCCGCCCCCTCATTGTGCGCGTTGATCAGCAGCGACTGGACGCCCTTGAACGGGATGTCCTTGCGACCGATCGCGGGCAGGATCTTCTCCATCCCGCAATTGCAGGGAGCGCGTGCACGCTTCGCGTCCTCTTCTGCGCGTTCGGCCCTGACCAGTCGCTCGCGTAGCCTCATGCCTCCCTCCGAGCCGTCAGTTCGACATCGGCCACGTCGAGACGTTCCGCGATTTCCATCGCCTTTGCGGCGAGAAGCCCCCGCGCCTGCGCTTGCGCGATGCAGTCGGCAACGGCCTGGCGCTTCGCGGCGTCGCCCTCGGCCATGTCGATAGAGTCGAAAAAAGCGTCGGCCTTGGATTCCTCGACACGCCCGACGGGGCACGCCTTCGCCATTTCAATCATCAGCACGTCGCGTTCCGGGGCGTCCGGCGTGTAGACGACCTTCTTGCCCTGTTTCGCCAGATGCGCAGAAATCGCCGGAATGTCCTTCTCGTCAACTCTGACGTTGAACAGACTCGTGGCCGGGCGGCAATCGCCCGCGACGAAGTCCGTCGGGAGTCCGTCGCCGCCAAACCAGCGGATTCCGTTTGGAATGTTTGGGTGATATGAAAATCCCGCGGGGAGCTGCGGCAGTTGGAACGGCCGGGTTTCGCCGGTCACTGTATGTCTGAGAATGATGTCTAGCCAGATCGAGGTCACGGCGCTTCACCCCCTTCTACATCGTCCACGTAACAGTCGCCACTATTTGCGACTAAAGATATACCGGGCGCGCCTTCCGATAATTCACTGTCCGTGTCGGTCCAAATCGGAGTACCGTCTTGGGTAATCGTGAGCGTAGTGTCGACAACCATAATTTTGATAACCGAATCCGCTTCTCCCGTTTCAATTGTCGAACCTAGGCTTGTCAGAACGCCATTATGCTTTTTGTATGGGATAACGTCTCCGGGACTCCAGCCGAATAGGTTTGAGCCCAGCCACACACGAGCGAAATAGCGATTATTCTCGTTTTCCATGCGTACACCGGGCTCCGAGTAACAGAAATTTGTCGTGGAGGAAGCCCAGAGTCTGGCCTGAAAATACTGATCGTCGCTACACGATTCGCCCCAATCGTGAATCAACATGTCCCCGGCGTTGCCTTCCAGAACGAGTTTTCCACCGCTCACGACAGCCGTGTCCGGGCCGTATGACGTAAAGTTGTCCAAATCGGATGGGTCCGAGAAATCATAGGCGAAGGCGCAGTCCGGTACGCGCGAGCGGCTGCCGGAGCGGCTTCCGGACCCCGAGCGTGAACGACTTCCCGATCCCGACGCACGGGAGCGGCTGCCGGAGCGGCTGGTTGAAACTCGCGAGCGGCTGCCGGAGCGGCTTCCCATACGAGAACCGGAACGGCTTTTTGACCCCGACGCGCGGGAACGGCTTCCAGAGCGTGAGCCGCTTCCGCTCGCCGACCGCGAGCGCGATCCGGACGCCCGCGATTTCGAGCGGGATCCCGACGCGCTCCTGCTGTTCGACCCCGACTTGCTCCGGCTCCGCAGCGCCGACCGGCTCGTCGAGGCCCCTGACTTCGACCGGCTGTTTTTCTTGCTCTTCGAATGCGACTCCGATCGGCTCCGGCTCGCCCACTGGCTGACCTCGGTCTGGTCCTCGATCAGGACGAGGCGATCTCGCAGATCCATCACCAGCACGCCCGCGCCGAAATCCAGCCGTCCGTTCGTCTCGGTCGCGGCGATGGCCGGATCGAACGTCGCGTGAGGAACCATCCCCACCTCGCCGTTCTTGTCCTCGACCAGATAGTTGCCGCTTCCCGCCATCAATCCGTCTCCTCGACCGCTCCGATCGCCGCCTCGCCGGGCGTCGTCGCGAAGTCCACGCTGTAGCCGCGGCCGCAGATCAACGCGCGAAACGCGCCGGTCACCGAATCGCCGTTGTCGGTCACGTAAATCTGCCCGCCATCCCATCCGACGAACGTCACCAGCGCCGACGTCAGGACGTCTTCCTCTCCCTCGTTCGCGACGGCCCCGATCACGGCCTCCACCCGCAACGGCCCGTTCCGGAACTTCCGCGCGTACCACTGCCCCCGATGCGGCCGGCAGCATTCCCCGGCCCGCAGCGTCTCGCCCGGCTTCAGGCAGACGGTCACCCAGGCTGAGCCGTCCGCCGCGCACGGGCCCCTCGCGCCCGAGGCAAGCCCCTCGATCAGGATCACGAACCGGCTGATGCTCGATCGCGACGGCACGGTCCCCGTGAACACCGGGATGTGGCTCAGCGTGCCCGTCTCCTCCATGATCGCTTGCGCGGGGGCAGCGTCAGCGAAGTCGTTCCGGATCGCCCGGATCGGACCCGCCCGCACCTGCGTGTCGCCGTATTTCGCCATCGTCAACCCTCAGCCGTTTCCGTTCGCTGTTTCCCTGAAACGCCGTTGCCGTTCTTCGTGTCCTTCGCGTCCTTCGTGGTGTGCCTCTTCGTCACTCCGTTTCCTCCGCCATCCGTTGCAGGTCCGCCAGCCGCGTCTCGACCGACGCGTTCCGCGCGCGCGCCATCGAGGCGCCCAGCTCCGCCCAGTCCACGTCGAACCATTTCGTCTGCAGAATCGTCTCCCCCCGAGCGTTCCACTCCTGCCGCGTCACCACGGCGTTCACCGCGATCGTCTGCCCGTCCGCCGTCACGTTCGTGATGTACTTTCCCGGCTTCGCGTAGTCGTCGAGGCCGAGGCATCGCAGCCGCATGGACTGCCGCACCGCCCCGTAGTAGTCGGCCGCCAGCAGCGCGATCGCGCGCAACTGGTCGGCATCGTCGCGCAGCTTCACGCCGACCGGCGTGTCGCCGTCCAGGATGACGTCGTCCATCTCGGCGGTGAGATGCAGCCACTGCAGCGCCCCGGCCGCGGACACGCCCACCGCCGTGTGCTTGTGCGCGACGATCAGTTGCGCCGAGGGAACGCGGATGACAATCCGGCGCCGGAAATCCGCGTGATCGTTCGCGCTCAGGCGCTTCGTGACGCGCAACGGTTCGTCGAGGTCGAACGTCACCGTCGCGACGAACGTCCGCGTCGCGCCGAACGCCGGCGCGTGGCCGCCGACTTCCGCGGCCGCCCATTCCGTCTCGTCCGCGAAGCGGTAGGGCGGCGAGAATTGAATCCGCAGCGCGCCGCCCCGGTCCTCCATCGTGACCCGCCCGTTCGACTGGCCGTAAATCTGCAGGTCGTGAACGTAATGCCACTTCGCGTCCGAACCGTAGACGAGGGCAAAGGGACGGCGCGCCTCCAGTTCGTCCGTCTCCGCCGCCTGCCAGCCGGCCGCCGAATAGTCCACGCCCTCCTTCATCGCCAGCACGCGCTCGAACGGCCGGCCCCAGTGGAACCACTGCGTGGTCCCGGACTCCGGCTCGCCCGTCGCGTCGAAGCTCTCGTCAAGCGCCATCGTCATCCCGGCCGCGTCGAGCAGGTCGGTCCAGCCGTCCGCGTCCAGGCCGAACCGGGAAAAGACGTGGCTCAGCCGCTCTTCCGCGCGGACCAGGTCGTTCACCGCGACCTTCTCGCTCACGGTCAGCAAGTCGTAATCGGCCTCGTTCGACGCCCCTTCGAGGACCTCCGTCTCCTCGGCCTCGGTCCAGTCGTCGCCGATGACCGGCACGGCCTCTTCGTCGTGGTCGGGCACGTTCTGGCCGAGGGAACACACCATCCGGATCGGCGCCCCGCGCACCTCGACCGAGTCCTTCAGGTCCCGCGCGGAGGCCTCCGGCTGCCAGTCCTGAAGGATGTTGTCGCTCAACGCGACGGAGCCGACTTCCGGGTTCGGGTAGAAGAGGAAATCCCCCGACTCGATCGTCGAGCCGCTGATCCCGTGGATGTAGACGTAGGGGTAGAGTTGCGGCACCGCGACCTGCCCGCCGTAGCGCACCGACCAGCAGTAACCGCGCTTGTGGCTCACCAGCGCGTTCAGAATCTGGTAGACGGTCATCCCCGTGGGGTCGAACTCGCCCGGAACGATCTGATCGAGGTCGTCAATCTGCCCGCCCAGCGCGCCCCACGGCCCGGTCACGAAATAGTCGAACAGGTACTCCAGGATGTTCTTGGCCGTCCAGGGCTGTCCCGCCTCGACGAAATGCCAGAGGTCGCCCTGCTTCGCGGCCGCGCGGTTGCCCGCGAACACGTTCCCGCCGCGTGGATGCGTCCGGTTGAACGGCAGTATCCGCGCGATCTCGTACGACAGGCCGCCCTGGTACACCAGGCTGCCGGGGAGCGGCTGGTTCGCGAGGATCTGCTCGAGGCCGAACGCCTGAAAGGACCGGGTGCCCGCGGGCGTTCCGCCGTCCCCGGCGTAGCGGCCGTCGGTGTGCCCGGTCACGATCCCGACCCACCGCGCCGAGTTGACTTCGATTTTGATGTAGTGATCGGTCAGGTCGAGCGCCGTCTCGGCCGCCAGCGCCGTGCGGTCGCTCTCGTTCGTGATCCCGAAGAGCTGCGTCACGACCGCGTGCGGCATCTCCGGCGACACGCACTTGACCGCGTTCGCCAGGCGGAGCGTCGGCCGCACGGTCCAGCCCGTGGCGTCGTCGGGCCAGCTCGCCGCCGTCGAAATCGTGATGTCCGGATACTCAACAATCGCCATCGCGCCGTTGCCGTCCCATTCTCAATTCACTATTCCCTACTCACTACTCTGCACTTGCCGTTACGATGACACTTTCTGCACGCGCCACAGCAATTCCACGAGGTAAACGCCGTCCGTCATCCCGCCGACCGACCCGTCCACGCGGACGATGTCCTGCGGATCGCCGTTCGGCCCAACGCCGGCCGGAATCACGTCGAGCACCGCCACGTTCGAAATCGTCCGCTCGTGGCAGTCGTAGACCGTCACGAGCGTTCCTTTCTTCGCCGCGCACGCCGTAATGTGAGAGTCCGCGCTGGCCACGCTGTCGAAGTCGCGGAAGGTCCGCACCGTCCCCTCGGTCGCGCGCGTCCCGAGCTTCAGCTTCACGTGGCCGTTCGACGCGTTCTCCGGCGTCCGGTCCCGCAGCTCGTTGCCGAGCGGCGGGATCGAGGCGTGAACGTAGTGGAACTCGATCGCGTCAATCTTGTTCTTCGCCATGGCTATTCACCGTGCGGCGATGCGCCGCCGTACTGTTTCGCGCGCTCGTCGCCGACCAGAACGGTCCGCTGGGGCGCATCGAGGCGCTTGGTCTGATCCCGGATCGCCGCTTCGAGTGTGATCAGCGCCTGCGCCTGGCTGGCCTGGAATTCCGGGTTCTCCTCGACGACCGGACCGGCCTGGCCGCCGTAACTCCGCACGACGCGGCGACGGACCGCGGGATGTCGCGGACCGGCCCGAACATCCCGCATCTCAGTGTCGGCTTCGGTGACGTAGAAACGATCCGGGCCTTGCCTGTACGTGTACGGCGCAAGCCGGCTCGTCCGCTGTGCGGACCGGATCGCCTCGACCGCGGCCGCGCCGGCGTTGCGCGTGCCGAACCGCGACGCCGCTTCGAATTTTCCCAGGATGAACTTCCGCTGAACGTCCGTGATGCCCGGGGCGTCGCGCAGCAGGGCGTCAATCTGATTCCGCACCTCGCCGGCCATCGCCGCCTGTTCGTTCAGAATCTGCAGACGCTCGGTCGCCTGCTGGCCCGCCAGCCGGACCGTCTGCACCGGCGCGGTCTCGATCTCGCTCAGGAGCTGGTCGGTAAGACCCGCCAGTTCGGTCGCCGTCGGCGGCATGATTCTGGATTGAATCGTCGCCATCTCGCGCTGCGCTTCAGGCCCCATGGCGAAAAACGCGCGCAACGCGCCCTTGGTCTTTTCCCGGCCGCCCAACTTGCGCAGGAATTGCGTCCGCGCGTCTTCGCTCGCATTTCGCCAGAACTCGCGCATCGAGGCGATCCGCTCGGAGAATGTCTCGCCGCTAGGCTTCTCGTACATAGTCTTCGGCTGCCCCGCGATGATGCGCTGCCGGGGGATAATTGGTTCCATCGTCGCGGAAACGATATTCGCTGCGGCCGTGCCCGTGATGTTGCCCTCCGGATCCGCGATCAATTGCGAAAGAAACGCCACAAGTTCGGCGGACTCCTCAGGCGAAACGTTCATCTCGCGCGCCGCAACCATGACGGGAGCAAGCGTCCGCACCTGCTTTTGCACGTCCTCCATCCGCGCCGCCGTGCCGAACTGGCGAACGAAGCCGAGGCCCTGCCGCGCATCCTGAACGCCCGTCGCGCGCATGATGTCCAACGTTCCACCGATGAAGGCGCCCATGTCGAAGCCTTGCCCCGCGCGGGCGCGTATCCGCGCGCCCAGCGTCATCGTGGACTCGAACTGCTGCGCCGACGCCGACCCCATTGCCGACAACGGACCCGGCAGGCCGCGCCACACGTCGGCCTGCGTCAATCCCGACGCCTGGCTGATCCGGCCGACCATCCCCTCGAGTTGCTCGGCGGACATCTCGATAGGGCGCTGCAGCGTCGCCATCGTCCGCGCTTCGGCCAGCGTCACCTGCGTGTTCGCCGCCCGCTCCTGGCGCGCCCGAAGCGCTTCGTACTCGGCCCGCAACTGCCGCGCGATGACCATCACCGCGGCCGCGGCGCTCCCTACGCCCGTCAGCGCGCCGGCGAACGCCAAGGCCTGGCGCGTCCCATCGGCCAGCCCGCCGCCGACGTCCTGGGTCGCTTTCCGCCCTTCGGTCTTCATCTGGCGCAGCTTCTCGGTCAGTTTTCCGATCGCCGCCTGCTGCTTCTCGATGCGCTGCGCCAGAGACGCGGCGTCGCCGACGAACGTGACCGATACCCGGCTCTCCATCACTCACCCCCCGCCGCGAGCGGCCCAGATGTCGGCCCAGGACGGGCGGTAGCCGGGCAGGAGTCCGTTTCTCCAGAGCCAGTGCCGGATGCAGGCCGGGTCGCTTTTTTTTTTGCGTCGTTGCGCGCGTCGAGCAGAATTTTCCACGTCGGGAAGTCCACGAACGCCTGCGCGATGTACCCCACGTTCTCGCTGGTCAGCAGGCCCAGCGCCGAGATCTCCTCCGCGCCGACGTGATAGTTCAGGCCGAGGGCCTCGACCGCGAGGTCCGTGTCGACGTTGAACGAGACGGTGGGATTCCCGTCCTCGTCCTCCGACCAGGCCGCCGCCATCAGGTCGGCGAACACCTCCCCCGCCCGCTCCGTGATCCGCGCGAACCGGTCCAGCGGCGTCTCTTTCCACCGCCCCGTCTCCGGGTCGAGCCGGAGCTTCTTCGGAAATGGGTCGGCGCCGTTCCACAGCCGCCCGACCGGCACGAGCCATTCGGACCCGTCCTGGAGCGTGACCTTGTGGCCGGGATACGCCTCCGACCGGGCCAACGTCTCCGGCATCGGCCGGCGCGATTCGTAAAAACCGATCCACCAGGGCCGCGGCGTCCGCTGCCAGACCTGTTCTCCGGAGTAGTGCCCGACGCGGTCCGGCGCGCTCCGCCCCCCGAGCACGGGAGCGCAGACGATCCCGCGGCCTTCGTCCGGACCCTTCTCCGTGTGGCAGAAGGTCACGCCCGCGCCGGCGCCGAACACGCCGGCCCGCGCCGCGACAAAATCCTTCGGGAGCGTCCGCATCGCCGCCGGCAAATAGTAAAGAAACATTCCGTTCTCTCGCCTTTCGCTTTTCGCTTTTTGCTTCTCGCTTCTGCTTACGTCGGCGCCGTGATCGTCGTCCCCGTCGTGACCTGCACGATGTCGTTCAGGCTCGCGTCCTGGACGGGCGTGATCACCAGTCCCGGCTCGGCGTCCCCGCCGAACTGCGCCGGGATCGCGTCAATCCCGACGTGAGCCTCGTTGATGACCAGCTTGATGTGGTTCGACGTGTTGTCGGCGTAGGTCTTCGATTTGTTCTGGAGCTTCCTCAGGAACAGCGTCACCTCCTTGTCCGCGCCGACGATCCCCAGCGACTGGAGCAGCTCGACGTCGAGCACGTTGCACGTCACCGACGGGCCGCGCGCGACGAGGCTCACGTGCGTCGGCCACGTCCGGCCGCCCCCGAAACGCAACCGCTCGGCGATCCCGCTCGTCAGGTTCCAGCCCTGAACGTCCTCGATCTCGGTCGTGTCGAGGTAGACCGGGCCCAGCGTAAAGAACTCGTCCGCGCCGGGCGTGCCCGACAGCGCCTGATCCTTCGCGACGACGACCGGGTCGTTCGTCTCGTCCCAGATCGCCAGCAGGTCGAGGACCAGCGACGCGATTGCCCCCTGCGTCACGCCCAGCGTGCGCGGGACGATCAGGCCCGAGGCGATCGTGCATTTCGTGTGCGCACTGCCGCTCGCGAATGTCCCCAGGTTCTCGCGCTGCTTGTACCAGACCTTCGCGCCGGCGTGGCTTACGTCGGCGTCAACCTTCATGGCATCCGTCAGGATTTGTCCGGAGGCCTCCGCCAGGATCGTCGCGAGCGCCGACGTGCTCACGTTCCAGCGGTGCGCCTGCGCGATCACGGCCGCGAAGGCCGTGTCCACGGTCGCCGCGCGCAGCAGGCGCTGCGTCTGCGCGTCGTACGCGACCGACTCGATCTGATCGATGTTGACCGCGTTCGCCGTCGTCGCCGGGTCCACCTCGATCATGTGCGGAGTGAAAATGTTCATCGCTTGGCTCCTAAATGCTCACAACCTTGACGCTCGCGTCCTGGCCGATCTGACGCCTCATTTCCTCGCCGACGAGACCCAGCAGTTCCTTCTGCTCGCGCTTCAGAATCCGCGAGACCTCGGCCTTCATGTCCGGCATCGCGCCGCGCCCGGAAAAGTTGAACGCGCGCGCGACGTGGATTTTCCCCGTCGTGTGTTTCTTCGTCGGCCTAATGTCGATCCGGCGCTCCGCCATCTCGCGCGAGGACCCGGACCAGACCAGCGAAAGGCGATGGCCCTTCACGCGCTCCTTTCGCTGCTCGTAAGCCGCCGTCCGCCGCTCGTAGCGGTAGACCTGCTTCGCGTTCGGCGCGAAATGCTTCGGCAGCATCTCCCGGTGCCACTTCTGAAGCGCCAGCGTGAAGGCCCGCTTCTCGTACTCGACGAGCCGGGCTTTGGGCATCGCCAGGTGGCCGCGAATCTCGACTTTCGCGCCGATGATCATCAGGAGATCTCCAGTCCGTAATCGCAGGACTTCAGAACCTGGAACACGTCCGTGTCCTTCAGCTTCTGCGATTCGCCGACGCGGAACGGCCCCTCGGCCGTCCGGAACGCGCGAACGATTAGATAGCCGCCGCTCCCGGAGAGCGCCTCCATGTCGGCGACGATCTGATCGATCGTGCGCTTGAACGCCCGCATCTGGTCGGCGGGATTTGTGATCGTGCCGTCCACCTGCGCCTCGAACAGAAGCCCGAGCGTCCCCCCACCCAGGTAGCGCTGGCGAGATCCTCCGGCGACCGCCCGCGAGCGTTGGTCCGCCGGGACGTCAAATCGCACACAGGCGAAGGGACGCGTCGGACTCGTTTCCCAATCCACGTAAATGCGGGTCTTGGCAAAGGCCAGCTTCGTCGCCGCGTCGCCCGTCGCGCCGACCCAGTCCTGGAACGTGCTCGATGCGGCCAGCAAATCCTTCAAGTCGTCCTCGGCGTTCGTCAGGTCGCCCGCGCCGGCGAGGCTCGTCGTGTCCTTTACCTCCAGCGCGACCAGGTTCGAGGGAATCGAGTAGCCGTCGTCGTTCCGCGACTGGACAAGGAAGTGGTAGGCCGCCGCGCTCAGGCCCGCCTGCGCGATGTCGCCGTCCCCGACGCGCGATTCGCCCGCCGTCCAGGCCGCGTCCGTCCCCGTGCGGTAGAGGAGCAGGTGCGTCGCGGCCGCCGTCCCCGACACGGTCGCCGTCACGGCGGCGCCGTCGCCGTCGTTCGCAACGCTCAGTGTCGGTTCGGACGGTCTCGCCATGACAGCCTCACTTCAAGATGTCGAGCAGGTCCTTGTGGGCCTCCGGGTTCGCCGCGACCTGTTCGAGCAGCGCGATCCGCTGGTTCAGCTTCTTCGCGGCCGCCGTGTGCTGCGCCGCCTCGGCCTTCAAGGCCGCGATCCGGTCCGAGATCAATTTCTTTCTGTCATCCGCCATGGTCATCTCCTTGCAATCGGTTGCTGTGCGCCCTCGGCCGCCACGTTGCGGCGCGTGGGAAGAATCAGCGTCAGTTCGGCCGCGCTCCCGGCCTGCAGCTCCACCTCGTCCACCGTCCACGTCTCGCCGTTCAGCGTCCACGTGTCGCCCTTCGCCGGCGAGGCGATCCCGCTCGTGGCGTCCGTCGAGATGAAGAGACGGCCCGTCCGCACGTCGTACGGCCCGTCCGGCCCGTCGCGCGTCTCGGACAATTCTTCGGTGAAAACGCCGGTGATGGACTGGGCCTCGCCGCCGTAGGGCGTGTAGGTCCCGTCGTCGGCGAATTCGTCCGAGTTCAGGAAGGTGTTCAGCACGTCGGCGGCGATCCGCGTCTTCAGCGTCATGAGGGCCTCGCGGGGCGGGCCGCGGGCCGTCCGGCGAGTGTCGGTCCGGACGGCCGCGGCCCTGGGTGACGACAAAACAGACGCTACGTCGTGATGTTGCTCAGCAGGTTCGCGCAGGCCGTCATCACGGTCACCTCGTCGGTGTGCTGCCGCACGCGGATGATGTCCGAGCGGCTCGGGTCCTCGCGGTACGATTCGACCGTCGCGTTCTCCGGAGAATCGGCCGTCCACAGGAACGTCCGCCCGATGCACGGCTGCCGAAGGTTCGGACCGCGGGCGACCCGGCAGACCATCGCGTACTCGTTCGACCACAGCGTGCTGATGGTCGTGTCCTGGCCCTCCGCCTCGCTGTCGTACACCTGGTCGGCGACGATCACTTCCTCCAGGCCGAACGCCTGGGCGAGCAGGTTGGCCGGAATCTCCCCGCGCTGCACCGACGGGTTTGTGTACTTGATCCGGTCCACGATCTGGTCGCAGACGCCGAGGTCGAGGAACGTGCTGTACGCGATGATCAGCGCGTTCGCCTTGACGCCCGTCGCCTGGTAGATCGCCAGCTTCCGCGCATTCACGTCGTCGATGGGCGTGGCGTTCTCGCCGTCGTCCCACTCGTGGGTGATCGCGGTGGGCGTGAACGTGCCGGTGTCCTGGAGGATGTCCAGGATGCGCTTCTCCTGCGCCCGCAGGAGGGTGTTGCGCGCGATCTCGCCGCTGACCATCTCGGCGTCGAAATAATGCGCGTAGGCGTTCGCCTCGGAATCGTCCACCGGCTCCTCGAAGCCGTACTCCTCGCAGGCGTACGTCCCGCGCTCGAATTCCCAATCCCCTCGCGCGTACTTCGCCCGGGGCGCGCGCTTGAGATTGGCCGGCATTTTCAGCAGGGCCTCGGTCGGGATGACCGGATAGCCGCCGCTCTTCTGCACGGTGTCGAAAATGGGAAAAATGCGCGTCCCGATGAACGGCAATTCGACGTGCTGGAAGAGCGCGTCGGCGAGATCGGGCCGCACGACCGTTGTCGAACTGGTCGGCCTGGGCATCTTCGTTCTCCTTCTCTAAACGCCCAACGAAAAAGGCAGCGCGCCCGCTCGCGCGGGTCCGCACTGCCCTGTCAGTGCCAACCGCCGGGCCGTCCACAGGGGAACGGCCTTCGCCCGTGGCCACGGGCTCGGCGGCTCAGGTTGTCTACGATCCGGAGACGACGTCCGTCTCGCCGGAGTCCTTCAGGTGCGCCTCGATGATGTCGCCGTCGGCCGTCGCCGCTTCGAGCGCGCGCCCGACCTCGCGGTACGTGCCGGCGCCCGCCGGCAAGGCCTGCGCCTTGCCCGCCGCGGCCGCGTAAATCTTCGCGCCTGCGCTGATCGCGCCCGCGGCGGTCACCTTGTGCGTGCCGCCGTGCTTGATGTCCCGCAGCGCGCACGTGTCGCCGCTGCTGTACGCGGCCTGCGACACGCCGATCGGCTCGTCCGACGCCGTCGCCGTGTTGTGCACGACCGTCGCGCCGGACAGCTTCAGCAGCCGGTAGGCCGCAATGGTCCCGCCCGCCGTCCGGTTGAACGGGCTCTCAGACTGGGTCGCCATGTCAGATCTCCTTGCGATCCAAAAGACGTTCGATGTTCTGGAGAAAAATGAGGCGATGCGCCTCCGCGATCTCCCGAACGGCCTCCAGCGCCCGTTCGGAGCACGCGCGGTAATCCGACAGAATCCGCAAGACCGTCTCAGCGGCCTCGTCGGTGTGCTCGTAATTCACGCGCCAGGGGCAGAAGCGAACCGCCTCCGACGCGACCACGGGAATCCCCAGCGCCATGTGCTCCAACGCCACGTAGTTGAAACTCTCCGTCGCGCTGAGCTGCAAGCCGACGTCAATCGTGTCCCCGAGCCACTCGATGAACTGTGCGTGCTTCCGGTACGGTTCGCACGGCATCAGCAGGTCGCAGGCATTCGCAAGGAGACACATCTGCCGGGCGTATTTCGGAGAATCGGCCCGGCCCGTCTGCACGTAAAGCTTGACGGCGACTTGGCGGTTGACCGTTGCCGCCGCCAGAACGTGCCCGCCGGCATGCTTGAGAATGCGCAGCGCGAACATCGCCGAGAGATGCACGTAAGGATGGGGGCCGTTGTAGGGCCTCGGCCGCTCCGCGATCTCCCCGCCGTAAACGTTCGGCAACGCAATCACCGGCAGGCCGGCCGCGCGCCAGCGGAGGGCCTCGTCCGGGTCCACCACGCTGTAAAAGACGTTCGGCCGGTCCCTCGCCAGATCGAGCACCGCCAGTGCGCCGGGAAACTCCGCCGTAGACTGAAACAGCCACGGGAGGTTGGAGTGAATGCGGATGACGAATCGCGTCTCCGTGTGCGCCGCCGCCAGTTCCGCCAGGCGCTCGGGCGGAATGCACAGCGCGCCGAGCACGATCATGCGCGGACGGCGTTCGAGAATGAACGTCGTCCAGTCGCCGATCTCGTCGAGCGTAATGCTCTCGGCGCCGTAGCCGGCCTTCCGCAACACACGCGCGCATTGCCGCGTGTTGTTGCTCAGGCCGGTTGACGTGAACTGAGGCTTTGCGTAAACGAAGACCGCGTCGAGCATCGCGCCTATTCCCCCTTCCGGTGTTTCTCGTAAAGCTCCGCGTGGTCGATCGCGCACTGGCGGACCGAGTCGCGGGCGGACTTGTCCGGATGCGCCTTCTTGTAAGCCTCGACGGCCTCCATGAAGGTCTTCGGGCCGGCGCCGCCGGCGCCGTCTTTCCCGTCGCCGTCCTTCGGCTCCTCGTCCGACGCGCGGAACTTCGGGGCCTTCTCCGCCGCGGCCGCCTTCTCCTCGGCCGCCGCGCGCGCCTTCCGTTCCGCCTCCAGCTCCTTCTCGAGGACGGCGGCGAACGAGACCTTCGCCTGCTCGACGGTCGAGCCGGCCTTGAACTGCTCGGCGGCGAACGCCAGATGGTTCGGGAACGCCTTCTCGAGCGCGGCGAACCGCTGCCGCTCGGCGTCCTGCGCGGCCGCCTCCGCCTTCTCGGCCGCCTCCGCCTTCCACGCCTTGACGTCCTCGGGATGCTTCTCCGCGAACACCTCGGCGCTCATGTCGTAAATGCTCTCGTCCTTCGGCATCACAGAACTCCTTCTCCTGAAACGGACGCGACGCGTTCCAGCGCCGCGTCGTAGGTTGAAACGCGGTCAATCAGCCCGAGGCCGACCGCCCTCGGCGCGAGCCAGTCGCGCCCCGTCGCCAAGGCGCGGACCGCCGCAACGTTCGCCACGCGCCCGCGCGCCACGTCGGCGACGAACGCCGACGTCATGTCGTCCACGATCTCCTGGTACGGCTCGACTTCCTTGTCGCTGATCGGAGCGCCGGGGACCCCCGTCCCCTTGTACGGGCCCGACCGCACCACGATCACCCGAATCCCCGCGTCCTCGGCCGCCTTGCTCATGTCGTACAGGACGCTGAAAACCCCGATGCAGCCGACCTTCGCGATCGCATTCGCGGAAAACTCCGTCGCCTGCGCGCCGACCCAGTACGCCGCGCTGTCGGCCATGTCCGTCGCGTGCGCGTGAACCGGCTTCCTGGACCGTCCGGCGTAAACGACATCCGACAGTTCCTTGATGCCCGTCGAGTGCCCGCCCGGGCTGTCGATCACGAGCAGCAGGTTCTCGATGTCCCGGTCGTCGAGGGCCTCGCGGATCGCCGCGTTCGCCTCCCACGGGTCCGTCGCCGCGATCCCGAACCAGCGGTAGAACCACGCGTCCGGCGTGATGATGCCCTCGATCGAAATCACCGCCGTCGCGCCGGCGACCTGGTAGGGTTTCTTCCGGTCCGCTCGCTCCGTTCCCGGCGTCTCGGCCTTCGGACGCTCCGGAAGTTCCGTGATCCCCGCCAGTACGCGCGCGATGGACTCCAACCGCCGCCGCTCGATGAACCAGTCGCGGCCCGTGATGTAGTGCGCCAGCCCCGTCGGATTACTCAGCATCGCCGTTCTCCTTCCCGGCCGGCTCCGTTTCCATCACCGTCGGCGCCGACTGCATCTTCGAGGCCGCCGCGCGGTGGGGGTCCAGCTCGCGTTGCGCCTTCAACTCCCGCAGCCGCTGGCGGCGGATCGTCTCGCGGTCGCCCCCGTCGTACTTCGCGCACAGCCGGTCGAGCGTCGTCATGTCCTCGTGCAGCGCGAGGATGTCGGCCTGGAGGTCCTTCAGCTTGTCCACCCACACCCAGCCCGGGCCGATCCACTTGTGCCGCCAGGGCCGCCTCTCCGGCGCGAGCGGCCGCAGTTCGCCGTGCTTCATTCCCCAGGAGACGGCGTAACGCCAGACGCGCGGGAGAAACCCCCCGCCCCAGAATCCTTGAATGCACTCCCACGTCCGGAACGCCTGGAGCAGCGCCGCGCGCGTGTTGCTGAAGTTGCTCTGCGAGAAGTTCAGCATCACCAGCTCGAGCGGGAACCCCATGTGCCGCCCGCAGAAACGCGCCAGCGTGTTGATGACCGTGTCGAACTGCTGCCCGGGGTGCTCCGGCTTGATCTGGACAAGGTCCTCCCCCTGCTGCAGCCAGACCTCCATCCCCGGCTCGTACTCGTTCACCAGTTCGTCGTCGCCGGTGTGCGGGTTCTCCTCCGTCGTGCCCGTCGGCTCGCCGTACCCCTCCTGGAACTTCCGCGCGAGTCCGAAACACGCCGCCATCTGGTGCGCGATGACGACCGCCTCGACCGTGTCGTCCAGCCGGTCCAGGTCGTCAATCACCGGCGTCATCACCGGCCGGCCGCGCGTCTGCGTGAACCGGTCGATCATCGCGACGTGAATGAAGTCCTTCGCCGCAATCCGCGTCGCCGAGCTCACGTAGGAGCTCGTCGGGTGCTCGTCGGCCACGTAGTACGCGACCGGCCGCCCCAGCTTGTTCACCTCGACCCCGTTGATGACCGGCGCCTCCTGCTTGTCCTTGGGCGACGCAATGCAGTCGGCCTCGACCGCGCTCAGCCCGCCGTTCAGCAACGCGAATCCGATGTCGCCGTCCCGGCGCATCGAACGATAGGCCACGCGCTGCATCTGCAGGAAGTTCATCCGGCCCGTCACGTCCGCCAAATCCGTCGCCCAGCGCTCGTTGAACCAGGTTTCGGCCTCCTCGTTCCACTGCTCGTCGTCCGACATCGCCTGCGGCTTGTGACCCTGCCCGATCGCGTTGTCCACGTCCGTCGAGAGAATGCCCTTCGCCAGCGTGTTGTTCCGGTCGAGGTCCCGGCACGCCTCGCGCAAGTTGTAAAGCGTCGTCGCCGTCATGTGCCGGTCGGCCGTCCCGCCCCGCGACGTGCGGCTCTTGTTCAGCCGTGTCGTCCGCGCATTCTCGTAGGCCGACCACAGCTTCAGCCTGGCCCGCGACTCGGCCCGCTTTACCCCCCAGCCCGGAAACAGGTCCTTGATCGCCGCGTCCATCGCGCGCGCAAGCCGAGTGCGCTTGTCGTTCTTCGCCAGCCGCGCCTTCTTCGTCTCGATCGGTCTGACCATCAGGAGTACCTGAATGAGGCCTTCGTTACCCGCTTCGCCGTGGTCGCGTTGACCTCGCGCTTCATCTCCGCGCGCAATTCGCGAAGGTCCGCCAGGCTCATGTACTTGAGGTTCCGCCCCTGAACGCTGTAGCTGTCCACGGCCCCGCCCGCAATCCGCGCGAGAATCGCCGTCTCGACCGCCGTGATGTCGTCCGCCGTCCAGGCCATGCCGGTCTCCGTGCCAACGAAAAGAGCGGCTGTGGGAGGTGTGGCTCCACACAGCCGCTCTCAGTTTCGTTGCTTATTCGGCGCGGTGATCAGCCCCGCCGATTCCGCCTGAAATCTAACCGACGACTCCGCAGTGTCAAGCGCCGTCCTCGGATTTTACCCCCGCGGCGGTAAAATCCTCCGGAACTTTCTCCTCCGGCTCCGGCTCCGGGCGGGGTTCCTCCGGCGTCGCGGGACGCGGACGAGGGCCGCGAATCTGCTCCTCGCTCGTGGTCCGAAAGCCGCAGCGCCCGACGCACCGCCAGTACTTCACCCGGACGCCTCGGCTCGCGCTGCTGGTGCGGCAGTAGCACTCGACGGCTTCGCCGCACTTCGGACATTTGCCCGGCCACCGTTCCGTGCCGCCGCGCGCCGGCACGTGCTCTTCCGCCGGGCCGTGTTCTTTCGCTTCCGGCTTCCGGCTCCTCGCGTGTCGCTTCTTGCTCACCCTGCTCTCCTTTCTGTGACTGTCCGGTCTCTCACGTCTCGCCTCTCAGTACGCCCACCCTTGCGCCTTGCAAAACGCGATCACGTCTCGCCAGCCCGCCTTGACCTCGTCGCTCAGTCGCAACGCCAGGCGGGGATATTTCTCCGTGTTCAGGTTCACCAGTTCGGACGCGTCGTAGCGTCTCGTCAGCCACGGATACCCCGGCCACTCCACCATCGGCCCGCAATAGACACTTCCGGGCCGCAGCGGCCCCGGCTTCGCATCCGCCATCGCCTTCAGATTGACGAGCAGTTCCTTCAGATCCGCCGGCGTCTCGCCCACGCCCGAACGCAGGCTGAACCGGTAGCCAATGCCGAGCATCTCCAACTGCACCATCACCTGGAAGGCTCGCTCAACCGTGTGCCCCTTGTTCAGCTTCTTCAGCATCGCATCGGTCAGGAATTCGATGCCGAGACACACGCGCGTCAGTCCGGACCGCGCCGCCAACTCCAGGTCCTCCAGCGTGGCGTCGCGGACATTCACGTCGCTTATCCACGTCATCCCCGCCGGCAACCCGGCGCAGAATGTCGCGAGCCAGTCCGACCGGCCCGTGATCGCGTTCGTCAGAACCTGCACCTCCTCGCCGTCGCCGAGCGATAGGCCGTGGCAGTAGGTGTCATAGAGTTGCGAAATCTCCCGCGCGCACAGCGCCGCGTCCCTCACCTCGAACGGACTCGCCCAGACGCAGTACGGGCACCGGTACGGACACCCCGTCGAGACCTGGTACAGCACGCGGGAAAACGAGGGGAACACGATCCGATCGCGCAGCAGGTGCAGCGGCAGCGGCGCCTGCGTACGGAAGACGCCGGCAGACACTTGCAGCGGCGTCCCTTCGGCGCGCAACCGCCGGACCATGTCCGACTCGTTCAGTGCCTTGTACGATCTCTCCGGATTCGCGATCAGCGCCAGGCTCCCGACTCGATGCCGAATCGCTCCGATCAGATTGTGCAGCGCCGGCGCCAAGGCCCATGTGAAGATCATCGCCGCGTCGCAAGCCCCGTCGAGCTCCGGAGGCAGCCGCGCCGGGTCCACCGGCAGAAACCGCACCGCCCGCCCCTGTCGTAAGTACTCCGCCGCAACGTGCAGAGCCAGAGACGGCGTCGCGTGCGAATTCGACCCCCAGCAGCATTCCTCCTGCATCAGATACCCCCCGCTCGTCATCGGCAGCAGCACGTAAACCGGCCGTTTCAATTCCATGATCATCGTCGTCCTCTCCGAGTTCTCACTGTACGCCGTCTGTGTAGGTCCGTGTCGGTCCCAGGTCCTTATCCACCTTCAGCAACGCTTGCTCCGCCGCCCGGAGCGATTTTATTGCCTCGCTCAGAATGTCGTAGGCTCGCGAGAGAGGCGAAAAGCCGGTGCAGTCGAATTCACCCTCAACCGCCTTCTGCGCGCCCGTGACAAGCCCCAGCGCTTCGCCAAGATAAAATGCCACGAACCCATTCTCTTTGGCCGTTGCCAAGACTTCTCCGGCGGGCGATGATCGGCCGTCTAATTCCAGCCAATCCTGCCCAAGTTTGATAATCTCCTCCTGGTCCGCGCAGGGTATTTCCCGGGAGGCGATTCTGTTGATCAACTTTACGACATCATTTCGCGAATAATTCATGACCGTCATCCTTTCGAGAATTAGTGATAGTCGTACTTCACATGACCGCACTCTTTGCACCGATAAATCGTGTACGTTCCGCTGGCGTCAGACCGGAAACCAAGTCTTTCGTAATCGTGTCGGCAACGGAATATGGCCCAACCAAGAGCACCGGCGATCAGAACCACCAGCAAAAGATAAAACGTCCAATGATCGTTCATTTTGTCGATTCTCCGAGGCGAAGCTTCATCAACCTGAAAACGAAGCGCCCGATGATCGGCGTCCATCCCCAAGCGCCCACAAGAACCGCTGCGATGACAACCCATGCCGGCAACTCGATCATCTCCGTCTCCTGTTTCTCAACCCTCGCCACGATCTCTTCGCGGCCCTCGCGGCCGCTGTCCGGGCCCGTCCGTGTCCGTCCGTCCCCTTTGCTCCTCGCGTCCGCCCACTGCGGCCCAGGCCCATCTTCACCCGCAGGATTTCCGCCGCGACCCACGCGTACACCTCGCAATCGAGGTAGTGGCTCCCGATCACCGGATCAATCACCTCCCACGCCTGCACCTCGCGGTTGTGCTTGTCCAGTTTCGTCGTCCGCGTCTCGCCGCAGAGTTGCCGCAGGTAATCCTCGTCCACGGCGTTGTAGAGGTTGAACGCCCCCGGTTCCCCCGCCCGCGGCCCGTCCTTCAGCTTGTAGTAGATCTCCGGCTTCACCCGGCCGACGTCAATGTGGTAGAGCGCCAGCCCGCCCGGGTACGGCTTCCGCGTTCTAGGATTGATCACCGCCGACGCTATCGTGTAGAGGGCCCGCCACGGGTCGTGCCCCTTCACCGCGACCGCGCGTCCCGGATAACGGCGACAAAGCGCGTAGGTTTCCTCCGGCCTCCAGCCGGAGTCCACCGCGACCATGCGCGGCTGGATCGTCTCCCGCGTTCCGGCCTGCTGGTACGCGCTCTCGAGTACAATCTCCGCCGCCTCGGTCAGGTTCACCGTCTCCCCGTGGTCAATCTGCCACGACGTCCAAGCCGCGTCCACCATTCCCCAGGCCCGCACCGCGTAGTTCTGATGCCGCTCGTGACGGTCAATGGCGGCCGTCAACACAAGCGCCTCGCCCGGCACGACGCCAGGCGTCAAAGTCTCCAACCGCAACCGGGACCCGACCACCTCCCACTCCGGCGCTTCGCCCCGGTCTCGCCACGGCAGCGCCAGCCAGGAGTTCCAGAAGTCCTGCAGCCCGCTCAGCCCCTCGCGCTTCTTCTCGAGGAAGAGCGCGGCCATGTCTCCCCACGTCACGATCGGCGAATACAGGGAACTCAGCCGGAACCCCGCGCGCGGATTCCGCGGCGACTTGCCGTGCAGCCGCCCCGCGCGGTCCACGGTCATCCCCCTCGGGACCCACCGGCCCGCTTCGAGCATCCCCCACTTGTGCTCCTCGTGAATCGCCTGGTGGCAGTGTGCGCACTCGTAGTAGACCGTCGCCCGGGCGAGCGCGGCGGCGATCGCGATGTCCTTGCTCTTTTCGTCCGGCGATTCCCACTTCACCCCCGGCTTCCCCGGTTCCGCCGTCCCCCACTCGAGGACCTGGTACGCGCCGCAGTGCGGACACGGCACGTGATATTCGCGTTGATCCGACCGCGTCCAGTTCTTCCAGATGCGCGACGTGTCCTCGCGCGACGGCGTGGACTCCGCGATGATCTTGTGGTCCGGAACATTCTTCACGCGGTTCCGCGCCAAATCCTCCGAGTCCGCTTCCTCGGAAATATCCCTCGTGAACTTGTCCAACTCCGTCAGCACGAGGACGCCGACCGTCGCCTCGCCGAGACTCGACGCCGATCCCGACCAGCCGAACCGAATCCACGTGTGGCGCAGGTCCACGAGAAACGTGTCCTGGTCGTGCTTGCTGTGGGGAAGCAGCGCGGCCACCGCCGGCGTGTTCCGGTACGTCGGATACAGGCGCAGACGCGAGACGTTCTTGATGCTCGTGCGGTCCGCCCCGCACACCATCATCGGCGCGCCGCGCGCGCAGGCGTTCGCCCCAAGGAACCATTGCCAGAGCGCCGACTTCCCCAGCTGCGTCCCCCAGGCCAGGTCGGCTTCCCGGATTTCCGGATCGTGGAGGGCGTCGAGAACGCCGCGCTGGTAGGGCATGAGACGCACCGGCCCCGGCAGCGAAGGGGAAACGCTCTTCGGGAGGTCAATGTTCTCCTCGATCCACTTCGCCGGATGCGGCGCCTTCACCGGCTCAATGCACGCCGCCAGGTCCCGCCAGACGTCGGCCATCATGTCCTCGGCAATCGTCGTCACGCCTTCTCTCCCAGCGGTTGTAGGATCGCCTCCGTAATCATGCGCAAAAAGTCCCGCACCTCGTTCCGCATGCGCTCCAGGGCGCTCGCCCGCTGGTCGGCCGGAAACTGGCCGACAAACCGCTCGGGCCAGCCCGACGCGCGATCGCGCGCGGACGTCAGCCTCGCGGACGCTTCCCGGACAAACGTCTCGCGGTCAATGACCTGCTGCTTCTCGTGCGACAGGCGCAGCTCCTCGCGTAACGCCTTGACCGTCTTCAGACGATCGTCCGGCGTCCCGTGCCGCCCCTCCGTTTCCAGTTGCTCGTGCAGGACACGCACGATCAGCCGGATGTCCCATCGCCCGCGTGCGGACTGGGGCAGCTTCCCCTTCTTCGACCACCGGCTGATCGTCCGCTCATCCACGCCGAAGATCTCCGCCAGCTCGTTGCGCCGATACGAGTACTTGTCGCCGAGCGCGGCCTCGACCCGCCCCTTCATCTCGCGTTGAAGCGCTTGGAAACGCTGAACCGATTGCAGTTCGGCCACGGTCAGGTTATTCAGGTTCCCCTGAACCCCCTCCACCACTTCCCGAATCGTCTTTGCCTGATTTCTCGACTTCCGCTTCGCCATTGGCTACGCGCCCCCCTTCGCGAAACGTCGGTCCCGCCGTCCCCGTGGTCTCCCCCCCGCGCTCCGGCCACTTGGGACAAGGACACCCCTTTTTCCCGCCCCAATCTGCGCTTTTCGCGCAATGC